GGATGGGCGTCAACGAGGCGCTCTTGACGGCAGCGAGGCAGACTCCGTCTCCACAGAACGGTGGGGGCGTGACCGTTCCACCCAGCGCTGCCGCAAGAGAGCCAGAAGCGCGCCCGGACGACTCGTAGTTACAGCGGCGCGTCTAAGTTTCCCGTCGCTTCGAGAGCGAAGCGTTCGCTGGCGATTGGTCGGCGCGGGTGCCAAGCACTCCACATAAGGGCCACCCACCCGTAGCAATATGCGTGCATGAGCATCACTCGTCCTCCTTGATCCACGAGTCGCGCAGCGCGCCATCGCCTGCGCGACGAAACCCCTCAGCCTCAAGCTCCTGCTCCATCTCGGCTTGCCACGCCAAAACCCGACGCTCGAGCTCCGACCAGTCGACGCCGACCACCTTCTGCATGATGGACCGCGCCTGCTCCTGAGTCACGTCGGCGAGCTTGCGCGCGTCCTCCGGCGTCATGCGCTGAACGCCAGTGCCATAGCCCTCGGGCCACTTGTTCTTGCGCACCTCGCGGAAGGAGGGCTCGTTGTGGGTGAACCTGCCGGTGACCGTGCCCGGACCCTCGACGGGAGGCAGCTGCTGGCGCTTCCTCCTCGTGTAAATGATCCGAGTGAAGCCGCTTCCAATAGGCATCGCTACCTTGGTCGGGTTCTCCTCGAAGAAGGTCCGCGCGCGCTCGAGCATGTGAGTAGACGCTTCCCACCAGTTCGGCACCGTGATGTAGCCAGCGGTCGCCGTGCGCTGAACGCGCATCTCCAGGTCCTTGGGGTCGATCATGCTTGAGCCTCCCTATCGTGCGCCTCGAGGAGTGCGCGCCTGAGGTTGTCCTGCGGGTAGGACTCGGCGACCGTGCGACCGTAGCGCAAGGCGCCTGCCTTCCCGACGTAGTAGAATGCAGTGCCAGCCTTCGTGAGGACGACGTACTTGCTCGACCTCGAGGCGACCTCACTCCACCCGCGCTTCTTGAGCTGGGCGAGCAGCTTCTCCCGCTGGGTCATCAAGCGTTCTCCACATGAGCGGACATGCCGTTGGCATCGACCGCGTAGATCATGGTCCTGCCGTCGCCCATCTTCTGAGCGTAGGCGCGGGCATCGGCGAGCGACTCGAAGCGCTCGACCGTGCGGTTCGAGCGGACACGACCGCGGGCAGCTGTCCAGTGGTCAGCGTTCGCGATCACGTCCTGCTCGTACTCGGTGCGTGGTGTGGTTCCGATGAAGGCCATCTAGCGTCTCCGTTGATCAGTTGTTGTCTGCGCATCATCGCGCGCGGTCGTGCACCGCATCAAGCGGAATCGGGTCGTTCACCCGAGCCCGCGCTTTCTCGCGCATGACGGCGAGAAGCATCTTGGTATAAGCAACCTCAGACAGCGAAGCCGCTCGCTGGCTCGCGTCGTGAAGGGCAGAAGCCACTCGCCTGAACTGCGCCGGGTGGCACTTGTGCTCGTCGAGGTTACGGATGGTAAGGAGGATGTTAAGCATCAGTTGCTCCTGTTGATCAGATGACGAGGTCGAGGACCCAGCCGAGCTCGAAGGCGAAAGTCATAACGACGCCGAGCAGCACGGCGGGGGTCTTCCAGGTCGTCCCGAGGATCGAGACGACGAGGATGGTGGCGGTCAGCGCGAGGATGAAGATCTGGACGGTCATGTCGGTCTCCGTTGCTAGGACCGCATCATACGGGCGGAGATGGAGCGCCACATTGCGCTCCATCAACCGTGAGGTCACTCGGTCATGAGTTCGGTGAGGTAGGTGTCGTACTCGTCGAGCGAGTCGAAGGTGCGGACGTCGCCGTCAACGTACTCAGTGACTTTCCCATCGTCGAGGAGGGTCACCGCGATGCGGAACGGGTGTAGTTCGGTGTGGGTGAACGCGCAGACGTTCCCGTTCACGGAGAGGTCAGAGACGGAATTGAGGTCGGCGTGGACGCGCGCAATGATGGCGAGGAGTTTGAGCATGACGGGTCTCCGCTGGTTCGGTTGATAGCGACTACAGCTTACAGAAAAGGTGGCGGTCGTCAAGCGACCGCCACCCGAGAGATCAGAACATGCCGCGACCGGACAGCTTCTCGTAGAAGCGCGCCCACGCCTGGCGCTGCATGTCATCCATCAAGTTAGCCATGGCGGAGGTCGACCGCGAGGAGCCCTCTTTCGCGAACCACAGCGTGTTCTTCAAGCACTCGTCCGTCATGTCGGCGACCGACGCGCCGGCGAACCATGCGTCGAGTAGCGACTTCGCGATCTCGTACTCGGCGGCCGCTTCCATGAAGGTGCCGCTCCAGCCGAGAGCGTAGACGGGGCTCTCCGCGAGCTTCGCCTGGTGCGAAGCGATCTTGTCCGCCCAGCCGTCGACTGCGCTCTTCGCCGTGCGCATCGCGTAGTGAGCGCGCTCTTCGTCTTTGTCGCACGGGATCGACCGGAAGTCGAGGTCGGGGTTCATCGCGCGACGGTCGGCGCGCTCTTTGTACTCGGCGACGCGGCGCTCGTTCTCCGCCTTCTGCTCGGCCGCGCGGCGGTTGGCCGAATCGCTGCGCTCGTAGTGCGTCAGGATCGACTCGATCATGGTCGCCTTGCTCGAACGGCCGTCCACCTGGAACAGCTGATCAGCAGTCGCTCGGACCTGCGAGCGGTCCATAGCGTTCAGTTCGGTTTCGGTGTAGCGGGTCATCTCGATCTCCGTTGGTGTGAGGTGTCAGTGCTCAACGCGCAAGCTTGCGCGCCATCTTCTCAATCGCCGCGTCCCGTTCCGGGTTGCGCGCAGCGAACTTCGCAACATGTGCTTCCCACTGTTCGGGCGTCATTGCGCGAACGTCGCGAAGGTTCATCTTGATGCCCATATTTCGCGGCTGCTGCTCGAGGCGCGTCTCGAGGTGGGCGATCCACTGCGTCTGCGTGCTGTTTGTGATGCTGGTCATGCCATGTCCTCCGTTGATACCTCGTAGTCTACGCGCTCCCCGCGAACATGTAAACACCTTTTTTCGCTCATAAGCGAGTTATCCGTTGCCTAGAACCATGGTTGAGGCCTAACCGTATGTCGTCGCACGATGAAGTCCTTTCGCTAGACGTGAACCAGGAGCTACCTTGCATGTATGGGCCGAGCCATCCAGTCTCAATCGACCAGCATATCCAGAAGTATCGCATCTCCCCGGATGAGCCGTTCCAGGATATGTGCTTCCGCATCTCGAACACCCTCGCCGACAACGAGGCGCATCGCCGGGACATCTACTTGACACTCCTCCACCAGCTCTTCATGCCCGCGGGGCGCGTGCAGCGTGCCATCGGCGCGCCCATGAGGATCTGCGCCCATAACTGCTTCGTGTCCGGTACCATCGAGGACGACTCAGTGGACATCATGGACAAGGTCAAGGAGGCCTTCCTGACGATGCGGATGGGCGGGGGCATCGGCTACGACTTCTCCACCCTCCGGTGGCGCGGCGCGTTCATCGAGTCGCTGCGCTCGACGGCGTCCGGCGCCGTCTCCTTCATGCACATCTACGACGCTTCCTGCAAGACGGTCCGCTCTGCTGGTGGCCGCCGCGGCGCTCAGATGGCCGTCCTGCGGATCGACCACCCAGACATCGAGGAGTTCATTGACGCGAAGACCACGGCCCTCGCGGACGACGTGATGAAGGTCAACATGCTCCTCGGCATGAAGCGTCAGGAGCTCCTGTCCGAGCTCGCGGAGCTCGAGTCGAAGAAGACCTACGGCCCCGAGCAGGAAGACGCCCTGCTCCGGGCCGTGGCCGAGCAGGAGGCACGCCTCGCGTTCTTCACGGAGCTCGAGCCGTTCATGCTCGACATGTGCGAAAAGGTGTCGATCCAGAACCGCCTATCCGCGTTCAACGTCTCGGTGGCCGTCACCGACGCCTTCATGGAAGCGGTCGAGAACGACTCCGACTTCGACTTGGTATTCAAAGGCGAGGTGGTGCGCACGGTCCGCGCGCGTCCCCTGTGGGACAAGCTGATGGGAGCGACCTGGGACTGGGCAGAACCCGGCGTCCTGTTCATCGACCGGATCAACTCGATGAACAACCTCTACTACTGCGAGTACATCGCGGCCACCAACCCCTGCGGCGAGCAGCCGCTCCCGCCCTATGGCGCCTGCCTTCTCGGCTCCTTTGCTATGCCGAAGTACATCCGCAAGTGGGGCGGATCCTTCCACTTCGACTACGAGGCCTTTAAGGCGGACATCCCCGGCGTCGTCCGCATGATGGACAACGTGATCGACGGGGCGCAGTATCCGCTGCCTCAGCAGGAGCTCGAGGCGAAGAACAAGCGGCGCATGGGTCTCGGCGTCACGGGGATGGCGAATGCCATCGAAGCGACTAGGGCTGAGTACGGCTCCGACGCCTATATCTGGCACCAGGACATGATCCTTCGGGTCCTCGTCAACGAGTGCTACCGCGCCTCGGCGCTGCTCGCGGCCGAGAAGGAGCCGTTCCCGCTCTACGACGCGGAGAAGTTCTTGGCCGGCGGCTTCGTCAACTCAGGAGCCCTCGACGAGGACGTGCTCGACCTGATCCGCAAGCACGGCCTGCGCAATTCGCACCTGACCTCCATCGCGCCCACCGGGACGATCTCGCTCACCGCGGACAATATGTCCTCCGGCATCGAGCCCGTCTTCGCCTACAAGAATGGCCGCGAGATCATCAACGAGGACGGGGTCACCAAGCAGTACGTCGAGATTGACGACTACGGGGTGCGCGAGTTCGGCGTCTACGGGAAGCGAGCGGATGACCTTTCCGTCTTCGACCATGTCCGCGTTTACACGGCGGCCCAGCGCTTCGTCGACTCCTCGATCTCGAAGACCTGCAACGTCGGCGGCGCCGTCGACTACGAGTCCTTCAAGTCCATCTACGTCGAGGCGTGGAAGGCAGGCGCGAAGGGCTGCACCACCTTCAGGATCGACGGGAAGCGGTTCGGGATCATGAAGTCGCTCGACGAGGTGGTCCCGGAACACGAGGAGGAGCAGATCGCTGCTGTTGCGAACGGTGGGGCATGCTTCTATGATCCGAGCACTGGAACCCGCAGCTGTGAGGAGTGACGACATGCCCAAGGGTGGGAAGAAGTAACCTGCAATGGCCGAAGCGCGCGCCACATCCTGGATGGCGCGCGCTTCGATGCGGCTCAACGCATGGCGCGGCGGGAACCCGAACCTGACTCTCTGCGCTGAAATGTATCTCCTCGAACGTCGCTTGATCTGCTTGGTACTAGATGCCATAGTGCTCGCGATCTTTTGGGAACGGGATCACTGCAGGAAACAGTGGAACTCCTATGGCATCGGTGAACGAGCGACTTCTGGACTTTCAGGTAGCACAGCAGATCAAGTGGATCCGCTACGGGAACCGCGAGGCGACTGAGGCGCTCAAGATACTCAATCGCGTGGATGCTCAGCTCAAGGAAGCCCTCCTCGGCGTCGATCTCGAGAACCTCCGGTTCACAGAGGCGAGAGCCGTAGCGCTGAAGGCGCAAGTCGCCGAACTGATCAACGCGACCCACGCGCGCCTCGCCCCGGTCATCTCCGAAAGCGCTCGCGAAGCAACCGTGGTCGCCGCGGAAGCGGAGGCTGCTGCCTTCGCGCGCACGCTGCCTGCGGGCCTCGACGTGACGACGCCCAACCTTGGCGTCCTGCAGACGGCCGCCACCCTCAAGCCCTTCAACGGCGCAGTCCTCGGCGACTGGGTGAACCAGCTCCGCGAGAACGACCTCAAGCGCACCTGGACGACCATCCTAGACGGGATCACGTCGGGCACGACGACCGACGACATCATCCGCACCCTCGTCGGGTCGAGGTCCCTTGGCTACAAGGATGGGGTGCGCGAGGTCACGCGTCGAGGCACAGAGGCGCTCGTTCGGACCTCGATCAACCACGCCACCAACACCGGGCGCCAGATGGTGTGGGAAGCGAACTCGGACATCATCAAGGGCGTCCGCTGGGTTGCGACGCTCGACACGCGAACGACGCCTATCTGCCAGCAGCGGGATGGTCGCGTGGGGCCTGTCACGCTCGACCCCAACTGGAAGGTTCCTGACGGCAGCTTGCCTCTCGATCCGCCTATGGCTCGTCCGCCTGCACATCCTAACTGCCGCTCGACCACCGTCGCTGTCACGAAGTCCTGGCGAGAGCTGGGTTTCGACATGGACGAGATGCCCGTAGGCACTCGTGCGAGCATGGACGGGCAGGTGCCAGGTAACCTAACCTACTTCGACTGGCTGCGTCGCCAGTCGGACGACGTGCAGAAGGATGTGCTTGGTCCCACTCGCTGGCGCATATGGAAGGAGCAAGGGATCACTCCCGACCGGTTCATCAACGATAAAGGTCGCTTGCTTACTCTTGGCCAGCTCAAGTCGAAGATCGGTAAGGAGTTGGACGTACCGACCAAGCCGTTCACTCCCGTCGCGCCCTACTCGACCTACGACAAAACACCAGCCTTCGAGAAGCAGTTGTCTGCAGTCGACTCGTATATTCAGGGCGACGCTACGACACTCAACGGCATCCTGCGTGACGGTTTCGAGGTCAAGAACGAAGAACTCGCCGACATGGGACGAGCTCTCGATGCTCACTTGTCAAATGGAACCTACTTGCAGAAGCCGACGACCTTCTACCGCGCGGTTCATTCTGAGCAGCTGGAAGACATGCTCACTCTCGAACCTGGTGACGTTTACACTGACCGTGGCTTCATGTCAGTGACGCAGTCTAAAAGTGCGCTGGACAAAGCAATCTTACCAGAAATCGAGGACCTTCAGCCTGGCGTGATCAAGATTCGGATGCCTGAAGGTGCCGTTCTTGGTCGTAGGGTCAAGCACTCAACTGGTGCCTTCGCTGACCAGGACGAGTTTATCTTTCCTCGAGGAACGCAACTGCGCGTCGTTTCGGTCAATCGTGACCTCGACGTTCCAGAGATCGTCGTCGAGTACATCACGGAGTCGACCGACGCTTACCGTGCTAGGATGGGAATTGGTCCGACGCGCTTGCTCAATAAAGCTATTCCAGTTGCACCCCTGCCCAAGTTCAACAGAGTAGCCAACCCGGATCTGGCGAAGCTTGAAGATATCCGTTTAACTCAGAAGCTAAACGGCCGCAACATAACACCTGCCGAGATCGACGAGATACTGGAAGCTCGCGTCAAGAAAGCGGACCTCTTCACTCGTCTCGACCGCAGGAACCTGACCAAGATACTAAAGGAAGGGCGCTTCAAGTCGCAGTTTGAAACAGGGAAATCTGCTGGTGCGCTGGCTCCTGAGATGCGTCGTAACGTCGAGCGCAACCTCATGGCACTGGCTGATGACTTGCCCGATGCAAAGCGGCCTATTTATGGCTACATGGCGGACAAAGACGGTTACCAGCTGGCGACCCGCCTTTATGGAGACGTTTCAGTCAAGTTCAAGAAGAAAGCCGTTCAGTCGCGAACTACTTTTACTGTTGGCGACTCACTCGACATGAACCGCTTCGCCGGCGAAGATAACGACTTCATCTCGCGTTATGCTAAAAGCAGCAGCTATCAGTTTAATACTGTTCCTCAACCAATTACTAGTCCCAACTATAGAGCGGTTGGGCGCACCTACGACAACTTAGATGATTATCTGGGAACTTGGGACCCAGACATGCCTTTCGATAATCTCAAGATGGAGTACTGGGAGGTCCAAATCCACAACGGCGCCAGCGTAGATGACATTGAAGAAGTCATCTTCTACGGTGGGTCGCTTGGTGAACAGGGACCTGACAAGACGCTTGCAGAAGCTCTTAGCCGCGCCAACATACCGTGGCGCATCGTCGAAGGAAAATAATGGTGATTGTGGCAGAACGCAGTGATGACGTCTTCCTTTCTGACAAGATCGGAGTCATCAACCTGAAGTCGGGAACGCATACTCCAGCTTCAGTCGAGGCGGCCGCCAAGTTCGGCTATTGGGAGGAAGCCATGACGTCTCCTCGACTTGAAGAAGCTCAAGCCTACGAGCGAAAACATATGGAGAAGTGACATGACCGCTACCAACTTCGACAAGACGACTGAGTGGCTCCTCATCCACGAGGGCGGCTATGTGAACCACCCGAAGGACCCGGGCGGCGCTACCAATCGTGGCGTGACGCAAGCCGTCTATGACGGCTACCGCCGTCGCATGGGCAAGCGCCAGCAGTCGGTGCGCTATATCGAGGACGCCGAGGTCTACGACATCTACCGGACGCAGTACTGGGACAAGGTGTGGGGCGACGAACTGCCGAACGGCCTCGACTACGCCGTCTATGACTTCGCTGTGAACTCAGGCCCATCGCGAGCCATCAAGTTCTTGCAGCGCATCATCGGGGTTACGGACGACGGGGTTATGGGCAACGTGACCTTGGGCAAGATCCGCGAGCTGCAAGCCGAGGGCGGCGAGGTGGGCGAGATCATCGAGCGCCTCTGCACTGACCGGTGGAACTGGATGAAGCGACTCCGCACCTTCGCGACGTTCGGCCGCGGATGGACACGTCGCGTGATGGGCGAGGAGGTCGGCATCCAGGACCGGGATACCGGTGTGATCGACCGCGCCTACCGCATGTGGGCGCAGGCCGAAGTCACCGCCCCGACGCGCGAGGCGCCTGGTCACGCGCTCGAGGGCGACGAGAAGCCCACCGAGAAGGTGCGCGAGGGGTTCAACCTCGACACGCTGGGCAAGGTCGCGGCGGGCGTTGCTCCTGGCGTCGCCACGGCGGCGATCCAGCAGGAGGGCCCGATGCAGTATGCCCTCGCTGCGGTCGTCGTCATGGCGGCCGCGATGGCTGCGGTGGTGTTCTACAAGAAGGTCCTCGCGCCTCAGCGCACCTAACCCTCTACTTGGCGCTTCCCCGTGTCGCCGCTAAGGTGGTGACAACAAGGAGGTGCTTACGGATGACCTCGATGCGCAAGCAGCGGCAACGCGACCGAAACTGGCGACCCCCACCCATCGAAGCACTCACCGAGAAGCAAGCCACCTACCTCAGCGCCCTCAACCGCTTCGACTGCGTCATCTCGACAGGCCCCGCAGGCACCGGCAAGACTTACCTTGCCTGCTCCTGGGCAGCGCAGCAGCTCTTCGACAAGCAGATCCACCAGGTCGTCCTCGCGCGACCCACGGTCGCAGTCGGTCGCACCATGGGCTTCCTACCAGGTGATGCGCGGCGCAAGATGGCCCCGTGGTCGCGCCCGCTGGTCGAGGCCTTCAAGCAGGTGATGTCCGCGAAGAAGTACGAGGACGCGGTGAACGCGGGCCAGATCAAGATCGAGGCGCTCGAGCACATCCGCGGCCTGACCTTCGACTCGAGCATCATGATCCTCGACGAAGCGCAGAACACCACGCCTGGGGAGATGAAGGCTTTCTTGACCAGGATCGGGGACGGTTCCTGCGTCGTGCTGTGCGGTGACGTATCGCAGTCGGATCTCGACCACAGAGACAACGGTCTCTCTTGGGCGCTCCAGGCATGTGACCGCGGCCTGGTGTCAGACGTCGGCGTGATCCAGTTTACCAGCGCTGACACGGTTCGCTCGGAGCTCTGCCGCATGTGGGGAGAAGCATTCGACCAACTCGAACGGGAAGAGGCGCCCCGAAGGGCGCCCCTACCGCTGACAGGGGCTACTGCCTACTGATCAGAAAGGAAAGTCGTCGTAGGCCTGCGCGTCGAAGTCGGGGTGAACGGTCGGCGACCCCTTGCCTAAGGCGTGTAAACGATCCGTGCCCGTCTCTGCTTCATCGAGGTAGCAGTCCGCATCGTCCTCTGGATGACGCTGAGCTGGTCCCTGTCAACACCTTTTTCTCCATATAACTCGCTTATAGCGAACCAAGTTTACCGCTTGCATTGAGGTAGCGTGTCGCTCTAGGTTCGCCGGGACCAACATGCTCGAGTGCCTCGAGGATGGTCTAGGCGGAGCCGAAAGAAGGAACTCACATGCCCGACGAAACCCAGAACCCAGGCGGTGCAGAAGCCGGCGCGGGCGGTCAGATCGACCCGAGCGCACCGGCGATCAAGTCGCTCATCGACAAGGCCGTGAAGGAGGCGACCTCCGGACTGGCTGCGAACCGCGACGAGATTCTGACGGAGAAGAAAACGCTCCAGCAGAAAATCGAAGAGATGTCCAAAACGTGGGAGGGTCTCGACCCTCAGGCGGTGCGGACGATCATGTCGCGGCTCGAGAATGACGAGGAAGCGAAGCTCCTCGCCGAAGGCAAGACGGACGCGGTCATCGAGCGACGCACGGAACGGCTGAAGGCCGATCACCAGAAGCAGCTCGAGAAGGCCGAGCAGTCCCGCATGACGCTCCAGGAGCAGCTCGAGGCGGCTCAGGGGCAGGTCAAGAAGCTGATGGTGGAGGGGTCCCTTCGCCAGGCCGCTGCGGAGCTGGGTGTCGTTCCTTCGGCCATCGAGGACGCGCTATTCCGCGCCATGGGTGTCTTCACCGTTCGCGAGGACGGGAAGCTGGTGGCGGAGGAAGGTGGTTCGACCGTCTACGGCAAGGACGGCAAGAACCCGATGACTCCGGCCGAGTGGCTCGAGACCATGAAGGAGAAGGCGCCGCACTGGTTCCCTGCTCCCTCTGGTGGCGGCGCCGCAGGCGGTCCCGGCGGGCGGGGTGGTTCCCATACCATCACCCGCGAGCAGGCGCGGGACGTGCAGACCTACCGGGCGGCGAAGGCCGCGGCCCAGAAGGCCGGCGCGACCCTCCAGATCGTGGGCTGACCTCGAACCGCCGCGCGTGAGCGTGGCATCACATGATGAAGCGCTCACGCGCATAGGAAAGGACCACGGCAATGGCCAACACTCTTGGCAACTACAACCCGGAGTTCTACGCTCAGGAGGCACTCGAGCAGCTCTTCAAGGCGCTCGGGATGGCCGGTCGCGTTCATCGCGGCGCGGAGCAGGAGCGGAACGCTGCGGGCAACCAGAAGGGTGACGTGATCAACCTCAAGCGGCCGACGAAGTTCGCCGCTGCGGAGCACGTCGCTGGCGTCGGCACCACGGCTCAGGACGTGGTCGGCGAGAATGTCTCGATCACCTTGAATAACCACCAGGAGGTCAAGTACAAGCTCACCGACCGGGAGCTCGCCTACACCACCGAGCAGATCATCAACGACCACATCCGCCCGGCGGCCTATGCCCTCGCGGACAAGATCGACCAGGATCTGCACGCCCTCGGCGCGCGCGTCGGCCCCAAGGCTTTCGTGTCGGGCACCGTCAACTCGGGCTTCATCACCGGCCCTCGCCGCATTCTGCGGAACAACGAGGTCCCGATGGATCCGGGCATGATCCACTACCTGGTGGACGCTGGGATGGAGGCCGCGTTCCTCGACCTCGGCATCTTTCACGAGGCGCGGATCACCGGTGAGGGGGTGAACCAGGCGGCGCTCATGAACGGCTCGCTCGGCCAGCGTTTCGGTGTCGAAGTCTTCGCGACTCAGAACGCTGACGTGTCGGTCTCGGCGCTGTCGTCCTCGGCGACCGCTTCGGCAGCCACCGGCGACGTGGTCGGTGCGGTGGTCGGTGCGACCGCGGCGAACGCGAACCAGCTGTCCCTCGACGGCTTGACCCTCACGGAGACGTTCCAGATCGGTGACACCTTCACCATCGCGGACGATCCGACGGTCTACACGCTGACCGCCAACACCACGCTGGCGGCCGGTGCGGGCACGTTTACCTTCTACCCGGCGCTTCGCCGCAACACGGCGGACAACGCGGTGGTGACGTTCAACCTCCTGAACGCCATCGAGGAGTCAGCGCACCTTCGGAACCTCATGTTCCACCGGCACGCCTTCGCCCTCGCGTTCGCCCCGCTCCCGATGACCGGCGACGGTCGCGGTGCGGAGATGGCGACCGTCACCGATGCGATCTCGGGCCTGTCTGTTCGGGCTCGCATGTGGTACGAGGGCGCGACGGGCACCAACTACGTCGCTCTGGACGCCCTCTACGGCACTCAGGTCCTCGACCCGATGCTGGCCGTCCAGGTCAAGCGCGCCCCGACCGTCGCGCCGGTCTGATCCACTGACACCTAGCCGGGCTTTCGGGCCCGGCTTCACCACTTCAACGAGGACCCAACCATGACTATGATCCCCGTCTCCAAGAATGGCAAGTTTTTTGGCTACGCCGACGAGAAGCAGATCGCCACCCATCCCTCCCTCGAGGTCTTCGACGAAGCGAAGGCCCAGGCCATCGAGGCGAAAGCCAAGGTCGAGGTCGCAAAGGTGGAAGCCGCTGACGCGCAGGCGAAGACCGACGCCGCAGCCAACCAGGGCGGCGCCGACGCGGCGGCCGTCAAGAAGGGCCCCGCGAAGAGCTGATGCTCAACGAGGTCGGAATCGACATGCAGACGGTGATCGGGTGGGCACTTGCCCTCCTGATCCCGACCCTGCTTTACATCGGGCGCACCATGAACGCCACGATGGCGGAGCTGCGCGACACCATCCAGCACCTCGACAGGCGACTGGATGAAACTGACCGTCGCGTTGTCCGTGTCGAAGCACTGACCGAGGAGCGCCGCAGCCAGCGCTCAGAGGACAAGATAGAGATGCGTGAGGATCTCTCATCGCTGCGCGACGTTCTGAAGCACCTCGCCGACCGCATGGACCACTGGTTTTCCACTCCGAGGTAGCCATGCGCCGGGTGTCAGACGAGGACGCTGCTCAAGCATACCTCAGGCACTGCGGCTCAATTCGTGCGGCGGCAAAAGCGCTCGGCATGTCGAGGCGCACCGTCAAGCGGCGCCTCGAGTACACGAAAAGCCCATCCGCTTGGTCTCACTCCATCACCGTGACCTACCGCAACGGGAAGCGCGCGATCATTACCTTCTACGCGAGCAAGTGGCGCGCGACACCTTAGCGACCGTATAACTCGCTTATATGGTGACCCCTTCAGGTGTTGCGCGAAAACCCACAACACCTTAGGGTTAACACGATGAAGGGACGGAGATCATGGCGCTCACCATCGGCACGGACGCTTACTGGGACCTGACCTCGATCCGCGACTACTGGGCGGCTCGAGGCAATACCGCGTGGGCGGCAGGAACGCTCCCGGACGCGACGGCCGAGCCCCTCGTGCGCCTAGCCACCGACTACATCGACCGCAAGTATGACTTCCTGGGCATCCCGACGACGGGCACCCAGCGGCTGAAGTGGCCCCGCAAGGACGTGGAGATCGACGGCTACGAGATCGACCAGGACACTATCCCCTGGCAGGTCGAGGAGGCGACTGCGCTCGTCGCGGACCTTCTGCGCCAGGGCACCTTCGACGCACTCGGCGTCCTGGGCGCCACCGATGGTGCCATCTCGATGGAAAAGGTGGACGTGATCACCGTCCAGTACGACACGCAGCGGCGACTGCTCGCAGGTTCCGTTCCGTCGCACGTCATCCAGCTTCTTCGTCCGCTCCTGCGGTCGGTCGGTGGAGGGAGCCTGTTGCGCGCATGAGCACCTTCTACTCCAACCTGCGTGACGGCACGGCCGCGAACCTGATCCAGCAGTTTGGTCGGGAGGCGGTCCTGCGCAAGGCCGCGGACACCTACTCACCTTCGCTTGGTCGCGTCGTGTCTGTGGCGAGTAGTACACCTATCCGCGTGGTCCAGCTGCCTCGTGCGAACGGTCAGCCCATGCCCGAGTTCGCGCCGGAGCTTGTCGCGTTGTTCGACCAAGTCATCTTGATCTCCGCGAAGGAGACGGCCACCGCTGGCGTCGAACCGAAGCCCTCGGACGAGATCATCATCGGTGGCGAGACGCTGCGCGTCCTGGGCGTCGCCCCTATTGCACCCTCCGGCATCGCCGTCATCTACAAGGCGGGAGTCGCGGGTGGGGAGGCGCCGTGATGCCCAGGGGTAAGTCAGCACGCGAGTTCGCGATTGACCTCCGCAAGTTCGGCGAGGTCACGGACGAGCAAGCGTCCATCATCTTCCGCAAGATCGCGCTGGAGCTCGATCAGCGGGTGGTGATGTCCACGCCGGTGGACGTCGGTCGCGCACGAGGCAACTGGTTTCCTTCGATCAACACGCCGGCCACGGGCACGACGGACACCGCGGATCCCTCGGGGTCAGCCACCCTCGCTGCCATCGCGGCCACCGTGAACGGGGCGGAGCTCGGTGACACCATCTGGCTCACCAACAACCTGCCCTATATCCTTCCGCTTGAGAACGGGCATTCCAAGCAGGCACCGCAGGGCATGGTGGACATCAACCTCGAGGCAGTCGCTGACTTCTACGGTGGGAGGATCGAGCGGTGAGTTTCGAGGCGCAGCACAACGCGATCCGCGCGCGGTTTGCGGCCCAGTGGGGAACGACGACTCCAGTGGCTTGGCCCAACGTCAAGTTCACGCCGGGCAACGAATTGGCTTGGGTGCGCTTCACGGTCGCCGACGCCTCGGGACGGCAGGCGTCCATGGGGCAGCCGGATGAGAATCTGCATCGCTACACCGGCTTGGTGACGGTGCAGATCTTCACCAAGCTCGGGACGGGCGACGAGCGCGCCCTCGAGCTAGCCGATCTGGCCACGGGCATCTTCCGTGGTTGGAGAGACGCCTCGTCGGGAGTTCGCTTCCGTCAGGCGCCCTACGTCCGAACGGTGCCCGGGCCTCAAGAGAAATGGCACCAACTCAACGTGCTGGCCCCGTTCGAGCGGGACAGCTTTCAGTAGAAGGAGGGCCCCATGGCTTTCGGTACTTCCAACCGCGTCGCACTCCGCCAGGTGGCCGAGACTGTCTGGGGCGAGACGCCGGCCACCCCGACGCTCACTCCGGTGCGCTTTACCGGTGAGTCGCTCAACTACAATGCCGACTTCGTGACCTCGCAGGAGATCCGGTCGGATCGCATGACCCCGGACATCATCCAGGTGTCCTCGCTGGCGTCCGGTGACATCCAGGGCGAGTGGTCCTATGGGTCCTATGACGACTTCATCCAGGCCGCCATGTTCGGCACCTGGACGACGACGGGCTCAGTGCTGGGTCCCGCGATCACCATCGCCGTCGTGAAGACGGTGGGCACGCCCAGCACCTACGCGTTGACGGACTCAGGCAGCGGCCTCGCCGCCAACTCCTGGGTCGTCGGCCAGTTAGTGAAGGTCGAGGGGTTCACGACGGCGGGCACCTTCTACGCCGAGATCACGGGCATCGCCGCAGGCACCCTGGACATCGCTCCGCTCACCGACGTGGCGAGCGAGTCGGCCGGCGACTCCGTGACCATCACTCCCATGAACTTCATCCGCAACGGGACGACGAAGCGCTCCTTCACGATCCAGAAGGCCTTCCTCGATCTCGACACGCCGGAGTTCTGGAACTTCACCGGGTGCCGCATTGGCTCCTGGAACCTCGAGCTGGCGACTGGGTCGATCCTCAACACGTCGTTCTCCGTCATGGCGTCCGACGCGCAGATGACCGAGTCGCAGATTGCCGGTGCGACCGTCGGTGCTGCCTCGACGACGGGGGTCCTCAACGCGGTGGACAACATTGCAGCGATCTCCTTCGACGGCGACCCGGGCGGGGCGACCTACTACTTCAACTCGCTGACCATCAACCTCGACAACTCGCTGCGTGGTCAGCAGGCGGTCGGGACGCTGGGTCTGATCGGCGTGGAAGCGGGTCGCATCTCCCTCACCGGAGCCATCGAGCTCTACTTCGAGAACTCGTCCCTGTTTGACAAGTTCCGCTCGGCGTCGTCGTTCTCCCTGAGCTTCCTCGCGCAGGACGCTGCAGGGAATGTCTACATCGTGTCCATTCCCAAGGCGAAGTACACCCAGATGGAAATTGTTGCGGGTGGACTCGATCAGGACATCTTTGCGTCCGCTCAATTCGAGGCTATCATCAACGATGCCGGGACGCACCAGTACCAGATCAGCCGCCTGGCCGCGTAAGGAGCCACTATGACCAACCTCAAGTTCGACATCCGCGACTTCAAGCTCGATCCGGCCGCCAAGAACGAAGGCGTCTGGATCGACCTGGGAGGCGGCGCGCAGTTCAAGCTCGCCTCCTTCGACAACGCGGGGTTCACCGAGGCCTTCCGGAAGAAGGTCAAGCCATATCAGGACCTCGGCCGCAAGGTGCCCGAGGAGGATCAGGTCGAGATCATGTGTCAGTGCATGGCCGACCATATCGTCCTCGGGTGGACCGGCGTCTTTGACGGTGACGACGAACTGCCCTACTCGCGCGATGCGGCCTACCGGCTGCTGAAGGAGCTCGAGTGGATCCGCAACCGCCTGATCCAGGAGGCGCGGACGCTCGAGAACTTCAAGTCGCAGCAGCGGGAGGAGACTGAGGGAAACTGAAAGCCTGCGTCCTGTGGGAGATTAACTACGGGGCGCGGGTTCAGACCCTGCAGAAAATAGCGGAACGCGAGGGAAAGCTGCCTGATTCTCTCGCGTCCCGACCTTCGGTTAGTTACCATGCTGCACCTTACTTCGCTGCTTTCAAACGACTGCACTCCTCGCGTATGATCGGACCCAACGGATCTCCGTGCGGGATCAGCGTTAGCGAGATCGAGGCCTATGCCAACTTGCTCGAGTTCGACACGATCCAGGACCGACTCGACCTGTTGACCTATGTCAAGTTCTGCGACGCCGTCTGGCTCGAGGAGATGGAGAAGCGGAGGCCGAAGAAACGTGACAACGCAAGAAAGCACGCTCCGCGTAGGCGTTGACTCCCGACCGATGGTCGATGGGGCACGCCGCGGTAAGCGTGCCCTTGCCGACCTGTCCGATTCCGCCCGTGCGACCGAAGCCCATTTCGGTCAGCTCCAGGGAGCCGTAAACCCACTGCGAGTGGCTTTCTCGGCCCTTTCTGCTATCGGTGTCGGTGCCTTCTTCACCAGCGCGCTGCGTGCTTCGAGTGCGTTCGAGACGGCCCTCACTGAGGTCTCGACCCTGGTTGATGAGACTACTTTCGATCTCGACCGACTGTCTAACGCGCTCGAGCGTCAGGCAATCCTGTTCGGCTCCCAGGCGCCGCAGCAGGCGGCCGCTGCCTACCAGATCATCTCCGCAGGTGCGGGGTCGGCGGCCGAGGCCATCGAGACGCTGGACGCTGCGAACCGTCTCGCCATTGGTGGTGTCACCGACGTGGCGACCGCCGCGGACGGCCTGACCACGATCCTCAACGCCTACGGTGACCGAGTCGATTCCGCCGCTCAGGTGTCTGACGTTCTCTTTGTTGGGATGCGTGCAGGCAAGACGACCATCGAGGAGCTGTTCAACACTCTCGGTCGCGTCGTGCCTCTTGCGGCGTCCGCGGGGGTCTCGTTTGAGGAGCTGGTCGCGTCGGTGTCCGCACTCACGACGGGCGGTATCTCGACCGCGGAAGCCGTGACCGGCGTCCGCGCAGTCCTCGCTGCTGTGTCGAAGCCCACAGTCGAAGCGGCTGAGGTCGCCGAGCGCCTTGGGATCAACTTCACCGCCGCTGGCCTCGAGGCGCAGGGGTTCGCTGCGTTCCTGCAGGAGGTGGTCACCGCGACGGGCGGATCCACCGCGGAGATCTCGCAGCTCTTCGGTGGTGTCGAAGCGCTGGTGCCGATCCTCGCACTGTCCGGTGAGGCCGGGGAGAGCTTCACGGAGATCCTCGAGCAGATGGAGGACTCGACGGGCGCCACGGCGGACGCGTTCCTCAAGATGACCAACACCTTCGAGTTCCAGTCGGCGAGGGTGCGTGAGGTCGTGGCGGCGTCCATGCGTGCCATCGGTGACGTGATGAAGGCGGTCCTGACCCCGGTCATGCGCCTCGTCGCGGATAACTTCGAGGAGCTGACCAGGTTCGCTACCGTCTTCGCGTCGGGCATCACGCTGGCGGTCCTGCCCGCTGTTCTGTCCCTCGTGCCCGCGGCAGCTTCCGCCACGGCGGGCTTCGTCGCGATGGCGGCGGCCTTCGCTGTCACGCCGTTCGGCCTCGCCCTTGCGACCGTCACGGCCCTGTCCCTCGCGGTCGCCGCCTTCGGGGACACGACCATCGAGGTGGCGGACGAGCAGTTCACCATCTGGGAGGGCGTTCGGGTCGCCGTCTCGACGGTGTGGGACGCCATCAAGCTCGGGGTCGAGATCGCGCGTGACACCTTCCGCGACGTGACCGGCTTCGTGCAGACCTTCTTCACGTCCGCGGTCGAGTGGATCTCTGGGTTCACGTCGAATTGGAGCGAGTCGCTCGCGGCAGTCGGGCAGTTCATCCGGGATGGGATCAACTCCTACATCGGGCTCTGGGTCGGGTTCCTGAGCTCGATCCGCCCGGTCATCACCGAAGGTATCCCCAACCTGTTCAAGCTGGCGATGGCGTCTTCTTACAACCTGGTCCTGGCAGGTCTGCAGAACATCATCAACGCGGTGACTCGCGGCCTCGGTTCGCTCGGTGACGCGCTCGACTACATCCCAGGCATCGAGGGCGTGGGTGACTCGATCCGCGAGTCGCTCGACTTCGACCTCACGGACCTCCAGCAGGACACGGAGGAGTTCCGCGCGGCCCTCGACGGCGTGGGCGACGCTGTGTCTGAGAACTTCGCCGACTCGATGGCGCGCGACTACGTCGGGGAGCTGGGCGAGGCGGTGGGTGGCGTCACGGCAGCCCTGCGCGACGAGTTCCTGGGGCGCATCCGCGAGGCGCGCGAGGTCACCGACGAGTTCGGCGAGGCGGCCGGGGACGCTGCCGTATCCGCGGAGACGCTGACCGATCCCATCCGCGCCATCGAGACGGACGCGCGCGCTGCCGCGGCCGCCATGAAAAAGCTGACCGACGCGCAGCGCGAGTTCGTGGACAACTTGTCTGAAGAGTACGAGCGCGTCCGCGAAGAGAACGGCGGGGCTGTCGAGTCAGTCCAGCACTGGTATGACCGGACGCGCGACCGTATCAAAGAGCTTGGTCTTGATTGGGCTGACTACGCCGACAAGGTTGAGTACATCTTCAACGAGCAGCTCGAGGACGCCTACCGCAAGGACCTAGACGCTGCGACCGACTGGCGGTCGGGTCTCGAGCGTGCCATGCTGGACATCGGCGACTCGGTCGCGCAGACTGAAGCGGACCTCATGGAGGGCGCGTTCAACTCCGCCTTCAACAACATGGCGGGCGCGCTGTCTGACTTCGTCCTGACGGGCAAGCTGGACTTCAAGTCGCTGGCCCAGTCGATCATTGCGGACATCGTGCAGATGACCACGCGGATGCTCTTGTTCAGCGCGATCTCGTCCTTCTTGCCGGGCTTCGGGATGGCGGAGGGCGGGATGGTCACGGGCTTCGCTTCGGGAGGCTTCGTGTCGGGTCCTGGCGGGCCGACGTCTGACTCCGTCCCGGCGATGCTGTCCAATGGTGAGTTCGTCGTGAACTCTGCCGCGACGCGCGACTTCCTGCCGCTCCTGTCCGCGATCAACAACGGGGACGTCCAGCGCATGTCGCTCGGTGGGCGTGTAAACGGGATGCCAGACAGCGTCTCCGATGGTGAGGGAGGCGGCGCGCCCATGGTGAACGTGACCATTCAGACGCGCGACGCGGAGAGCTTCCGTCAGTCGCGCGGACAGGTTGCCGCGGACATCGCGCGGGCGGTCGCCTTCGGTCAGAGGAGCATGTGATGGCGTTCCACGAGGTGCGACTGCCCACCCACGTCTCGCGCGGTGCACGAGGCGGTCCCGAGCGTCGCGTGCAGGTCGTCGAGCTTTCCTCGGGCTTCGAGGAGCGCAACGCGCGGTGGGCGAAGTCCCGTCGCCGCTACGACGTTGGATTCGGGATCCGCACCGCGGACGACCTCGCCGAGGTGATCACTTTCTGGGAAGCCCGCTCAGGCCCGCTGCACGGGTTCCGCTTCAAGGACTGGTCTGACTTCAAGAGCTGCGCGCCTTCGGGCACCCCGTCCGCGACTGACCAGGTGATCGGGACCGGCGACAACACCGAAGACACCTTCCAGCTGGTGAAGACCTACGTCTCTAGCTCGCAGTCCTACGAGCGCGAGATCAAGAAGGTGGTCAGCGGTACGGTCCTGATCTCGTTTGACTCGGTCCCGCAGCCGAGTGGCTGGACGGTGGACAACAATATGGGGCGGGTCACGTTCACGTCGCCCCCGGGCACTGGCGTCGTCATCCGCGCCGGGTTCGAGTTCGACACGCCGGTGCGTTTCGAGAACAACCAGATCGACACGACGCTCGACTGGGAGCAGGTTGGCTCGATCCCGTCCATTCCACTCGTGGAGCTCCGACTGTGAAGACTATCCCCGCTGCGCTTCAAGCACACCTCGACACAGGCACGACGACCATGGCGTGGTGCTGGCGCATCACGCGCAAGGACGGCGAGGTCTTTGGGTTCACGGATCACGATCTGCCGCTCACCTTCGACGGGACCACGTTCGAGCCGGGAACGGCCCTAACGGCGTCCGACATGAGGACGACGGCGGACATGGCGGTCGACTCGCAGGACGCTGAGGGTGCGATCTCGTCCGAGTCGATCACCGAGACGGACATCCAGGATGGCCTGTGGGACAACGCGCTGGTCGAGTCCTGGCGGGTCAACTGGCAGGACGTGTCTGAGCGTTTGCTCATGCGCAAGGGCGCCCTCGGGCAGGTGCGTCGTGGCAAGACCGTCTTCGTCACGGAGGTCCGGTCGCTTGCGCATCTGCTGGGTCAGACGCTGGGGAGATCGTTCCAGCCCTATTGCGACGCCAAGCTGGGCGACTCCCGGTGCAAGGTCAATCTCTCCGCGGCAGCGTTCAACGCGTCCGGCTCCGTCGCGACTGTGCAGCGCGACCGTGCCTTCCTGACGGGAGCACTCGGGTCCTTCGACGAGGAGTTCTTCGCCTTCGGCACCATCACCTGGACGTCGGGAGCGAACAGTGGGCGCACGGCGGAGGTGGAGTCGTCGCGCACCGATAGCGGTCAGACGCGCGTGACGCTCCTCGAGGTCCCGATCCTGCCGATCCAGGCGGGTGACACATTCACGATCCGCGCCGGGTGCGACAAGACGGCGGGGACCTGCAAGGCGAAGTTCTCGAACCTGGCGAACTTTCGCGGCTTCCCCCACATCCCGGGCAACGATACCGTCTTCCGCTACGCCGTTCCCGGACAGGGAGGTTCGGGGGACCCGCTGTGAACGCTGCCGATCCTCAGCAGGTTGTCCTCGCCGCGCGTTCCTGGCTCGGAACGCCTTACCACAACCAGGCCTCGGTCAAAGGTGTCGGCTGCGACTGCCTGGGCCTCGTGCGAGGAGTGTGGCGCGAGGTCGTGGGCGTCGAGGCACACAAGATCCCGCCCTACACGCCTGACTGGGGCGAGACGGGCACGCGCGAGATCATCGCGGAGGAAAGCAGGAGGTGGCTGATCGAGATCTCGCCGCGCGAAGCAACGATGGGTGACGTCCTGGTCTTTAGGGTGTGGCCTCGTGGCATTGCGAAGCACATGGGCATCTTGACATCGCATTCCACTTTCATTCACGCCTACAACCGTCTAGGCTGCATCGAGCAAGAACTGGGTTACTGGCGGCGAAAGGTCGCCTTCGCATTCCGCTACCCGGCACGCGAGGAGGGTTGACATGGCGACGATTGCCCTCGCCGCGGCAGGATACGCGGTAGGTGGTGCCATTGGCGGGACCGTTCTGGGCGTCGCGGCCGCGACCTTCGGTTTGGCGGTCGGTGCAACCATCGGCGGTGCCATCGACTCCCGCCTCCTCGCTCCGAAGGCGCCGAACCAGCGCATCGAGGGCCCCCGCCTCGACTCCCTTCGTGTCGTGCAGTCAGCGGAAGGAGCCATCCTGCCGCGCATCTATGGTCGGATGCGCGCGGGTGGAACCATCATCTGGGCGACCGACTTCCGCGAGCAGGTGAACACCGAGACGTCCGGGGGCGGAGGAAAAGGTGGCGGTGGTGGCGGTAAGGTCACCACCACGGAGTACCTCTATTTCGTGTCCTTCGCGCTCGCCATCTGTGAGGGCCCTATCAGTGGGATCGGGCGCATCTGGGCGGACGGTGACCTCCTCGACCTCGAGGGCGTGACGTGGCGGTGGTACTCGGGCAGCGAGACCCAGACAGCGGACCCGTTCATCGAGGGCAAGATGGGCGCAGGCAACGCCCCCGCCTATCGCGGCACGGCCTACGTCGTCTTTGAAGAGCTGCCTGTCGCCAACTTTGGCAACCGCATCCCTCAGATCTCGGTCGAGGTGTTCCGTCCGATTGACGAAGCAGACACCGCGGAAGGCCTTGTCACCGGCGTGAACCTGATCCCGGCCACCGGCGAGTTCGCTTACTCGACGCAGGAGGTCCACGCGCTCCTGGGCGAAGGCGTGTCGAAGACGGAGAACGCGCACACTCCCACGGGCAACTCGGACGTGGTCGAGTCGCTCGGCCGTCTCGAGGCGTCGGCGCCCAACCTCGAAGTGGTGTCGCTCGTCGTGTCATGGTTCGGTGACGACCTGCGCGCGGGTGAGTGCACCATCCAGCCCTACGTCGAGACCTCGAACAAGAACACGGAGCCGCTGACCTGGTCGGTGAACGGTGTCGACCGGTCGTCCGCCACCGTCGTGTCCTTCGACGCTTTCGGCAATCCGGTGTTCGGTGGCACCCCGTCCGACAACACCGTGGTCGAGCTGATCCAGGCGATCAAGGCTCGCGGGTGGAAGATCGTGTTCTACCCGTTCATCCTCATGGACGTTCCTCCTGGAAACACGCTGCCGAACCCCTACTCCGACAACGCAGCGGACGTGGGGCAGGACGTGTTCCCGTGGCGTGGCCACATCACCTGCTCACCGGCCGCTGGGTTTGCGGGCACCGTGGACAAGACGGCCGCTGCCGCGACGCAGGTGGACGCTTTCTTCGGTGTGGCGACGGCGGCCCAGTTCTCTGTGTCGGGCACCACCGTCTCCTACACGGGCCCAGCCACTGAGTGGGGCTACCGCCACATGGTGCTCCACTACGCGCATCTGTGCAACGCCGCGGGCGGCGTGGATGACTTCGTGATCGGGACGGAGCTGCGTGGTCTCACCTGGGTTCGCTCGAGCGCCTCGAACTACCCGGCAGTGGCCAAACTCAAGACGCTCGCCGGGGACGTCAAGGGCATCGTGGGCGGAGGAACTCGCGTCGGCTACGCTGCCGACTGGTCGGAGTACTTCGGTCACCAGCCGACCGATGGGACGGGTGACGTCTACTTCCACCTCGATGACTTGTGGTCGGACCCGGACATCGACTTCATCGGGATCGACAACTACATGCCGCTGTCTGACTGGCGGGATGGTCATGAGCATCTCGATGCACAAGAAGGGTGGTCGTCAATTTACTCGCGTGACTACCTCATGAGCAACATCCGGGGCGGTGAGGGCTACGACTTTTTCTATGCTTCGGAAGCCGACCGTGAGAGCCAGACTCGGACGCCGATCACCGATGGCACGGCAGGCAAACTGTGGGTCTTTCGCTACAAGGATCTGCGGAACTGGTGGTCTAACCAGCACTTCAATCGCCCTGGAGGCACAGAGTCACTCACACCTACCTCGTGGGTGCCTGAGTCAAAACCAGTCGTGTTCACTGAGATTGGGTGCCCAGCGATTGATCGAGGCACGAACCAGCCGAACGTCTTCTTCGACCAGAAGTCCTCCGAGTCCTTCGTCCCCTACTTCTCGCGTGGGTGGCGCGACGACGCGATCCAGCGAGCCTACATCGAGGCGACCTTCCTCTACTGGAATGACACCTCGAACAACCCGGCCTCTGGCGTCTACTCGGGCAGGATGCTGGACACCAGTATGTCCTGCGTCTGGACCTGGGACGCGCGGCCCTACCCGTTCTTCCCGGCCTTGTCCGACGTCTGGACGGACGGCGAGAACTATCGCCTCGGTCACTGGCTCGGCGGGCGCCTCGGCTCCGTGGGGCTGGGCGCGCTCGTGCGAGATCTTTGCAGGCAGGCAGGCTTGCAGGACTCGGAGATCGACGTGTCGGAGATGTGGGGCTCTGTCGAGGGCTACACCATCAACGCGCTCGAGTCCGCGCGTGCCTCGATCACCATGCTCGCCGAGCACTTCGGGTTCGACGCGGTCGAGATCGCGGGCAAGATCAAGTTCACGATGCGTGACAAGGCGCGGGTCGCTGTCCTGACCCTCGACGACCTGGTCAGCGAAGGTGACTCCCAGCAGGGCGACTTCTTCGAGCTCACCCGTGAGCAGGAGACGGAACTGCCCCTAACCCTGCGCTGGGCGACGGCTCGCTCGGACGAGGAGTTCGACACTGCCATGGTCGAGGCGCGTCGGTCGACCGTCGACTCCTCACGCATCGAGCAGCAGGGTTTCCCCATCGCGGTCGCTCCCGAGGAGTCGGCGCGTCGCTGCCGTCGCGCACTTCAGGAGATGTGGACGATGCGCGAGAAGCTGGCGTGCTCCGTGCCGCCGTCGCTCCTGCGCCTCGATGCAGGCGACGTGGTTGGGTTCGACTACGACGGTCGCATCCTGAACTACCGTCTGACGTCCGCGGTCGACCGCGGGTCACGCCTCATTGAGGGCGTGCGGCACGACCGGCTCGACTACGACCTCAAGCCGCCCGCGCCCCTGCCCACCAACGTGCAGCGCAAGCGGGACATTGGGCCGCCGCTGATCGAGTTCATGAACCTCCCGCAGCTGGCCGAAGATGCGGAGCCGCGCTTCCCCTACCTTGCCACGTTCTCGGACCCCTGGCCCGGCGAGATGGCCGTGTTCCGGTCGCCGACGACTTCGAACTGGTCGCTCGTCCGCACGTTCGGGCGCCCGGCGTCCATGGGCACCCTGCGGTTCGATTTCTTCTCGGGTCCCACGGGTCGCTGGGACTACGGAAATGTCCTGGGCGTCGCCCTCAAGTCGGGCACCCTCGAGTCGAAGACCGACGAGGCGATCTTCGCCGGCGAGAATGCGCTCGCCATCGAGACGGCTCCGGGTGTCTGGGAGATCGTTCAGGCGGCAGATGTCACCCTCGATGGGCCTGGCTTGTACTCGTGCAGGAAGCTGCTGCGCGGTCAGCGCGGGACGGAATGGGCAATGGGCAACCCGTCCCTTGAGGGCGCGCGTGTCGTCGTCCTGGGACTCGCTGCAATCCCGATCCCGATTGACACCAGGGACATCGGATCGCCCTACAACTGGCGGGTGGGATCGGCAGGCAAGCCCGTGACCTCGACCGTTTACACGCAGGAGTCTTTCACCCCAGAAGGTCGCGGGTTGATCCCGTTCTCAGTCGAGCATGTGGAGCAGCCGTTCAGGCGTCCGCGCACCCCTGGCGACCTCGAGATCAGTTGGAAGCGGCGTGACCGCGCCCTCGCGGCAGACAGCTGGGACGCGGTCGAGATCCCCATGAGCGAAGGCATCGAAGCCTACGAGGTGGACATCATGAACGGCTCAACTGTCTTGAGGACGCTCACGTCTTCAACTACAAGTGTGACCTATACGAGTGCCGACCAGGTGACTGACTGGGGCGCGGATCTTGATTCTGGAGACAGCCTCACCGTCCGCATCTACCAGTTGTCTGCGACGCTTGGACGCGGAACGGTCAAGGAAGAGACACTCGTGTTCTAGGAGAACCGACATGCCTACTGCTCAGTTCGACCTACCTTTCCTGACGGCGTCTCAGGCTCAGAAGCACGTGACGGTGAACGAAGCGCTCCGGGTTCTCGACGCCGTGGCGCAGTTGTCCGTTCTGGATCGCGACCTCACGGTTCCTCCTGTGTCACCGAGTGAAGGCGACCGCTACATCGTGGCGACTGGCGCGACGGGCGCATGGTCTGGATGGGACGGCAATATTGCCGCTTGGTTGGATGGCGCGTGGCTTCGCCTTGTCCCTGTGCCAGGATGGGTCGTCTGGGTCGAGGACGAGTCGGAGCTTGTCGTGCGCAAGGGCGGCGCATGGGAGCAATTCGCCATTGCGTTCGCGCCCAACGGTTCAAGCACCGGCTTGTCCGTCGAAGAGGAGCTGCTTGTCTGCAGCGGTGCATCGGTCACGTCGACCATCGAGATCGCCAACCGAGACATCGTGCTTGGTGTGTCAACGCGCACGGTGACCACTATCACGGGTGCCACATCCTACGACTGCGGCATCGGCGGACAGGCGAGCAAGTTCGGAGGTTCGCTCGGCGTAGCTGCTGGCTCAAGTAACATCGGCGTGGTGGGTCCTGAAGCGTTCTACTCGGACACACCAATCGTCCTCACGGCAAACGGAGGCAATTTCACGGGTGGCGAGGTCAGGATTGCCATTCACTGTCTCCGGTTCACGGGTCCGTCGTCATGATCCTGCTAAAGCCATTCCTGCCCCACATCGCGGGCGCCGCTATCCTCGTCGGCGGCGTCTGGTTCATCGACTACCGTGCCTACAACCGAGGCGTCGAGGACGAGGCGAAGCGTTGGCAAGAACTGGTCCAGGAGGAGTATGTTCGCCAGCTCGAGGCGAACCGCGAGGCACTTCGGGTAGCGCAGGAGGAGATCGAGCGCCTGCGCCAGCAGAAGGAGTCCCTCGATGCTGAAGTTGACCGCCTGGAAGCGGCCGCTGCTGCGGACGTTGACGCTGGTCGCACTTCCCTCCCTTCTCGGAGCGTGCGGCGTCTTAACGAGATCAGGTAGCACGGAGCCGCCGCAACTCGACGCGGTGCCTCCTGCCCTCACTGTCCCATGTGAACGTCCCGTCTTGCTCCCTGACCGCGACCTCACGCAGTCCGAGGTCGAGTCCTTGTGGCTACAAGATCGGGCGGAGCTGATCGAGTGCGGCGATGGGAAAGAGGCGCTCGCTGAGTACTATCGCCGCCGTGATGTGGCTCTTACCGGAGAGCGCCCAGAGAGCTGACAGAGCAACCGGGGTCTCAACTTTCTCCCCGTGCTCGTAGGGATCCAGGCGGAGGCGCGTCTCTGAGGCGTCTGAGCGCGGCGTCAATGAGGACCTCGACATGCTCAGGAACGGCCTGCCTGCCCGTGCGGTAGTTCGACACCGATTGAGGCGTCTTGCGCAGGTGCTTCGCCACGCGCGAATTGCTCCATCCGAGCGCTGTCTGCTTCCGCTTGAACTCGGCAGGGGTCATCACTGTTCCTTCCAGGTCGAGCACTGGCCTATCATAACTCGCTTATATTCCTCGAGCAGAAATTGAGGTTGCTCGGCAGCGCCCCGGTTGCAAAGACGCAGAGCATGACTCACGCGCGAGCGCGCCGCGTGATCGCACAACACGCGCCCCAGTAGTCTCAGACGACCAGAAGAAATAGCGCGGATTCGTTGGTCCTCTGGTGGATTCCCGCGATTGCTCAGCGATTTCCGACTGTTGCCATCCCTCAAGACTTCACCATCTAGTCGGCAAGGGCTTTGGTTTTTTGGTGCGCTGTGCGCAGTTGGAGCCTACGATTGGAGCCTACGATCCTAGTGGAATTTTAGGAGTGAGCATCGCGCCGGCGCGCGTGAAGAGCTGGGGAATGGACACAGCCTTTCTCGAATTGTGCTTGCAGTTCGTCGAGGCGACGGGCTATTCTGGTCCTCAGTCAACGCCCAACGGAGACACGCTGTGCTCATCTGGAACCCCGACGTGACCGTGATCGGTCAGACCCAGTTCGATCTCGACGGCTTCGAGCAGTGGATGCTGCTCAACGGCCTTGCCGATCATCAGACGGCCCACTTCGACTCGCCGCTTCATGCGCTCTGGTCGGACATCACCGACGACTACGCCCTGGAGCGGATGGTCGAGTTCGGTGGCCGTCACTGCTATCGCTCGTGGATGAAGGGGCGCTCCCGCGCCGACTACGTCCGGAACATCATCGAGATGGGCCATGGGTCTGTCCTCGAGCACTCGACCCTCAACCTGGCAATCCAGGGCGTGTCGCGGTCGCTGTCGCACGAGATGGTCCGCCACCGCGTGGGCGTTGCAATCTCGCAGGAGTCGCAGCGCTACGTCGAGGCGTCGGACATCCAGTTCGTCGTCCCGCCCTTGGTCGCGTTCCTGAGCGGCGGACAGTTCTCGACCGAGTCGAGCTTGATCAAGGACTTCGCCTCTGAGTGCGAGGACGCACGCCTGTCCTACTCGCTCCTGCAGGAGCAGCTGGTCGAGCGCGTCAAGGCGCAGTCGCCTGGCGTCAAGTCGCTGACCTTGATCAAGAAGCGGGCGAACGAGGCAGCGCGCGCCTACCTGCCCAACGCGGCGGAGACGCGCCTCCTGTGGACGCCGAACCTGCGCCTCCTGCGTCACTTCCTGTGGCTGCGCGGAGGTGAGGGCGCCGATCTAGAGATCCGCCGCCTTGCGGTCGCCCTCCTGGACGTCGCGCAGCAGCGCGCCCCGACCACGTTCGAGGACATGGCAGTCGCCCAGGGTCTCTACGGCGTCCCGATCATCGTGGCGCGCTCGTGATGGCTCAGGTCCTCGTCGAGAACGCTCACGGCGTCGTCGAGGGCCTCGGCTACGAGGAGTCGAGGTCGCTCGGTGATCGCCTGAACACCGAAGTGGAGTACCAGGGGACGCGGATCAAGTTCGTGCCCACCAAGTACGCCCTCGACCTCCTCGTGGCAGAGCTCGGGCCGAAGGCGTTCCATGCTGGGTGCCGGTTCGCCTGGGCTCACTTCTACAAGAAGAAAGACACCGGTGAGGTCGAGTTCGACTGGGTGACGAAGCCCCTGGATCACCAGCGCGAGTGGTGGTCGAGCATCAAGGACAAGCTCTACTTCGCCCTCGAGTGGGAGATGGGACTCGGCAAGTCGAAGACGATCCTCGACGTCTGCCAGTGGGCCTATGCCCGTGGTGAACTCGATGCGCTGCTGGTCATCACCTTGAAAGACGTCCACGTTAAGTGGGCCGAGGACGAGGTGCCCAAGCACTTCCCGAAAGGCAAGGCGCACGCGGCCTATTGGAACCCGAACAAAGTGGACATGGGCATGTGGTACGGGAAGGACGCGCGGTCGCGGACTTCCATCGTCGACTCGGACCGGTTCGCCGTCGCGACCATCAACTTCGAGTCGGCGCATCGTGCGAAGGGGCTGAAGTTCATCGAGCGGTTCCTGCGGTCGCGCAAGGCGGGACTGGTAATCGACGAGTCCCACAACATTAAGACGCCGAGCGCTGCCATCACCAAGGCGATGCTGAAGGTGGGCAAGCTGGCCGAGCGCAGGTGGATCTGCACCGGGACGATGTCCACAGGCTCGACCCTCGACGCTTGGGCCCAGTACACCTTCCTGGATCCCGCCATCGTTGACCACATGCCGTTCCACGCTTTCAAGGCCGAGTTCGCCATCGAGGAACAGGTCGGGGACAAGACGTTCGAGACCTGGCAGTACGACAAGGCGACGAAGCGGTCGCAGAAAGTAGAGTTGCCCGTCATGACGGTCACCGGGTTCAAGAACGAGGACGTCCTGCGACGGATGCTTGACCCCTATCGGTCGCGCCTCCTGAAGGCTGACTGCCTCGACCTCCCGGCCAAGATCTACCGGATGCGCTCCTTCGAGATGACCGACGCGATGCGCAAGGCTTATGTCTCCATGAGCAAGGAGTTCCTCGCGGAGGCGAACGGTCGCACGATGACTGCCAAGATGGCCATGGTCAAGCTCGTCCGCCTTCAGCAGATCGCCTGCGGATTCTTCACTCCCGACGACGCAGATCCGCTCGCCGAGGAGGTCACGGGTCTGCCCCTCGACGACAAGAACCCGCGCGTCCAGGCGCTCATGCAGGAGCTCGAAGGCGTCGTGGGCTCGGCGATCATCTGGGCCTACTGGCGCTACTCGCTGCGCGAGATCGCGGCGGCCGTCCGCGAGGCCTACGGCGCGTCCTCCGTCGTCGAGTATCACGGCGGTATCCCTGCCGAACAGAAGACGAAGAACCGCCACGTATTCATGGATGGCAAGGCGCGTTTCTTCGTCGCGAATCCGCAGTCAGGTGGAACGGGACTCGACCTTACGGTCGCCCAGGACATGTTCTACTTCAATAACTCCTTCAACTTGGGGCACCGCCTTCAGTCGGAGGATCGCTTTCACCGCATCGGTCAGGAGGGCTCCTCGTGCACCATCACTGACCTCGAGTGCCTCGGCACCATCGACCGTCCCCAGTTGCGCACACTGAAGGAGAAGCGCGACATTGCGTCCTCCGTTTCAGGTGACATCCTGAAGTCGTGGTTGACCGAGGCCGTCTGACACCCTACAATCCCAGCCACTAACGGAGCGGAAACCATGCCCACTGTCTTCATCGTGAACGAACCGGACGAGACCCGCGTGCCTGCGGGCCGCACGTCCTACGACACGTCCACCTCCTCATACTTCGGGGACATCGCCTACATCTTCCTCGCCGATGATCCGCCGCCCGTGCGGGATCGGGACGCCGCGATTGAGCGGGCCCATGAGGTCCTGAAGGACGCGACGCCTCAGGACTTCCTGGTGTGGGCGGGCGGCGACCCCTTCGGCATGATCATCGCCGCCGCGGTCATGTCGGACGTGACCGGTGGTGAGTTCACCTATCTCATGTGGGACCGCATGGCGCGGACCTACGCCCCGGTCCCAGTCAAGCTGTTCGGGGACGTCTATGACCCTGACGACGTGAACGGCGAGGCGGACGAAGCAGCAACCATGAACGGAGTACACCTGGATGACTGACGACCTCGACGAACTGGCCGCCGAAGGCGAGAAGACGGAGACCTCCCTCGAGGAGGTGTCTGCCCTCGCCTACAAGATGCTCGACTTGCAGGCGCAGGTCGCCAAGAAGGAGGCAGAGCTCGCGGAGGCGAAGGAAGCCCTCCGCAAGGTCGAGATGGGCGACCTGCCCGCGGCGCTGAAGGCCGCGCGCATGAAGGAGTTTCAGCTCGAGAACGGGATGACCATCTCCTACAAGGAGGACCTCACCGTGTCTGTGCCGAAGGCGCGGAAGGCCGCGGTCATCGAGAAGATGCGGGAGTGGGGCTATGCCGCTTCCGTGGCGAACGTCCTCACGGTCGACCTGGGCAAAGGCAACGACGACGCGGTGAAGTCGCTCATGGCGACTGCCGAAGAGATGGGCGTCAAGGCGACCGTGTCCGAAGACATCGCGACGGGCACGGTCAAGTCGGCACTCAAGAAGCGCATCGAGGAGGGCAAGTCGGATGACCTGTCGTTCTTCGGGGCGTTCTCGCTCACCAAGGCAACTGTCAAGTAAGGAGAAAACTGACATGGCCGCAAGGAACACTCGTAGCGCCGCGAACAAGGGCGCCGTCGCCAAGAAGGAGGAGGCACAGCTTCCTGCCGAGTTCATGGACGAACTCGCGCTCGCCGGTGAGCAGCACAAGGAGACGATGACCAAGGACGACATGTCCATTCCGTTCATCCAGATCCTGCAGTCTCTGTCGCCGCAGTGCACGAAGGGGAAGGCGGAGTTCATCAAGGGCGCGGAGCCCTCGGACCTGTTCAACACGGTGACGCAGCAGATCTTCAAGACCCGGGACGACGACGACAACTCGCTGGTCGGCATGAAGGTCCTGCCCATCGCCTACAAGCGCTCCTTCATCGAGTGGATCCCCCGCTCGAAGGGCGGCGGCCTGGTCGCCGAGTACACCGTCAAGGAGGGCCTGTCCATCCCGACGAAGCGCAACGACCAGAACGTGGACATCATCCAGGAGGGGTCGCCGTTCGGCACGCCGGGCAACCAGCTGTCCGACACCCACACCCACTTCTGCTTCCAGGTTCACGAGGACGGGACGTGGGAGCCGGTGATCCTCACGATGGCCTCTACCCAGATCAAGCCGTCGAAGGACCTCAACAACCTGGTGTCCAAGATGAAGCTCCCGGACGGCCGCGCCGCTCCGCGCTTCTTTGGCATCTTCTCGGTGACGACGCAGCTCCGCCAGAACGACCAGGGGTCCTGGTACATCTGGAAGTTCGAGAAGGTGGACGACGTGCTGAACGCCGGCCGGATGGACATGTTCCGCGAGGCGAAGCAGTTCGCCGATGGCGTGCAGGCGGGTGAGCACAAGGCCGACCACGCGAAGATGGCGGAGTCGGGCGACGCGAACCCCTCGGTGGATGGTGGGTCGGACGACGGCGATCCGCCGTTCTGATCCCTGCCCGTTTACACGGGCAGCAGGGCGGCGGTAACGTCGCCCTGCCACATGCAACAGTTGACCGGAAAACGAGATGAGTAACGCAAAGCGGTTCGCCGTGCTGTTTCGAGGATTCGAGGAGCGCTATGGCCGCTATGACCTCGCGGGCAGGAAGTCGGAAAAGGGCAAGGAGGAAGGTCGCGCGAGGACCGTGGACTCGGTCATTTCCCTGAAGGACTATGCCAGCCACATTGAGGGAGGGGTGGGGATCGGCGTGATCCCGCTGCTCGAGGACAACACTGTCTACTTCGCCGCCATTGACGTGGACGTCTATGACAAGGACGCGCAGGAAAAAGCAAAGCTCACCCACGGGGAAGTGGCGCGTGCCCTCGCCAGGACGCCGCTGATCGTCACGCGCTCGAAGTCGGGTGGCATCCACATCTGGCTCTTCTCGAAGGAGGGCGTGTCCGCGAAGTCGGCGACCGACTACCTGAAGGTTCAGGCCTCGCTCATTGGCGCAGGTGGCTCTGAGGTGTTCCCGAAGCAGACGGAGCGGTCGTCGTCGGTGGACGTCGGTAACTGGATCAACCTCCCCTACTTCGGCGACTCGCGCAAGGCGGTGGTTCCGAACCAGGTAGGGACGGTCATCGAGATGCAGGAGCTCGACCTCGACCAGTTCCTCGAGGTCGCAGAGCTCGCTGCTGAGGAGGTCACCGAGGGCTACCTTGCCGAGAACACCTCTGCCCTCGACGAGCGAGATCAGCGTGACAAGTCCGGGGAACTGGGTCCCCTCCTCGAGGATGGTCCTCCGTGCCTGCAGACGCTCCTGCATGGCTGGCCCTCACGTCGCGACCTGATCCAGAAGAAGTTCGACCGCGGCGAGATCACCCAGGACCAGTATGAGAAGCAGATGGCGTTCACGGAGCCTCAGTTGGCTGAGGGGTCGAGGAACGACACCTTTTTCCAGGTAGGCATCTACCTCCGCCGGCGCATCAACGCCAACCACGATGATCCGGACGCGAGCTTTGAGAAGGGGAGCAAGAGCTTCGACTCGCTCAAGGAAGGTCTGATCGACATCCAGAACGAGTGGATCCGGAAGACTGGTCGGCATGGCCTTCCCTTTCGGGAATTGGACCTTATCGCCAACCAGGTGGCGAAGGGGAGGTGGGGCTACTCGTGCACCAAGGAGCCGCTCAAGGGGTTCTGCAACAGGCGGCTCTGCCTCAAGCGCAAGTTTGGTGTCGGCCTGTCCGCGAGCGACTCGCCCGAGATCACTGGGTTCACTATCGTGGAGTCTCTGGAGCCTCAGTACTTCTTCAACTACCGGGATCACCGCATCCACATCTCCTCGACCTCGGAGCTGCTCCGCCAGGATCAGTTCGCGACGGCGGTCACCGCTCAAGCGCACTGCATCTGGCCCACGATGCAGCCCAAGAAGTTCGGCGAGATGCTGGACGGGCTCCTGCAGAACGCGGATCGGATCGCGGCGCCGCCTGAGTCGGACACGCTGAGCGCCATCATGATCGGCCTACGCGACTTCGTGAAGGACTCGAGCCAGCCAAAGGGCAAGAACGACGGGGGCATCTTCAACGGCAGGGTCTTGATAACCGAGGACGAAACCGGGGGGTGGTTCCAGCTGAAGGAGTTCCACTCATTTCTGCGTCGTCGCGGCGTGACGGCCGAGCGGTCGGAGGTGTCTCGGGTTTGCCGCGAGCACCTTGGCGTGATGGTGGGCAAGAACACCACCATCGCCAACAAGTCGGTGGCCCCTTACATCGTCAACCTCAAGCACCTTGAGGACATGGTCGCCAACTCGGGCAAGAGTTCCGACGATGGGTAGGCTCAGGCCCACCCTGATCCTCGGCGGGCCTGGGTGCGGCAAGACAACCCGGCTCCTCGAGATCGTGGAGGAGGCACTCGACAAGGGCGTCTCCCCTGATCGGATCGCCTTCGTCGCGTTTACACGCAAAGCGGCCCAAGAGGCACGGTCGCGCATGATGGAGAAGTTTGAGGTCGAGGAGGAGGCAATTCCCTACTTCCGCACCCTGCACTCGTTCGCCTTCTCATTCCTGGACGTCGAGCGGTCGCAGATCGTCGACTCGGTCAAGCTGCGCGCCTACGCGAAGGCGGGAGGCCTCAACCTGTCCTCTGCCTTTGTGGACGAGTTCGGTCAGTCGCATCCCGCGCCCTCGACGGTCGATGACCAGATCCTGTCCGCTTACTCGCTTGCCCGCGTGATGGAGGTAGACCTCGCGGAGACGCTTCCCGCGGACATCGGGTACTCCTATGCGGCGAAGATCGCCGCCGACTACGACGAGTGGAAGGACGAGGCCATGCTCGTCGACTTCACCGACATGATCGAGAAGTTCTGCGCCGAGGCGATTGTCCCGCCGTTCGAGCTCCTCATTGTGGACGAGGCGCAGGACCTTTCTCGCCTGCAGTGGTCCATGGTAGACAAGCTGGTCGAGAACTCGAAGGACGTCTACTTCGCGGGTGACGACGACCAGGCGATCTACGAGTGGGCCGGTGCGGACGTCGAGCGGTTTCTGTCCCTCGATGCTGACCGCGTGATCCTGCCCACGTCCTACCGGCTCAAGCAGGAAGTCTTCTATGCCTGTCAGCGCGTGATCGCTCGCTGCCGCCACCGGTATGAGAAGGACTGGCTGCCTCACGCGACGGGCGGCGAGATCGAGTTCGTCTCGAACCTCGACGCGCTCGACATGTCGAAGGGGACCTGGTACATCCTGTCCCGCACCAACTCGCTCGTGCAGCGCAACCTGACCTGGTTGCGGCGCGTGGGCCTGCCCTACCTCACGCCCACCGCCGATGGCATGAAGTCGTCGGTCGCCGTTGATCCGGCCCGTGCGGTGCTCGTCTACGAGAACCTCAAGCTGGGGCGGCAGTTCAGCGGGAAGGACCTGTCGCTGGTGTGGAGCTACATCCGCCCGAAGCTGCGTCCCGTCGCTGCGCCTGTCTTCGACGACTCTACCGAGTATGGGATTGACGCCCTATGCTCCACCGGATTCGACGCCACCCCGTCGTGGCTCGATGCTCTCCACGTCACGGGTGCCTTGCGCGACTATATCCGGGCCGTTCGAGGACGAGGCGAGAGCCTCACCAAGACGCCGCGCATCACGGCGAGCACCATTCACGCGGTGAAGGGCGGTGAAGCCGACAATGTGGTGGTCGACACCAAGCTGACACCCAACACCTGGCACGCATGGATGGACGGCCAGGCCGACAACGAGACGCGGGTCCTGTTCACCGCCATGTCTCGCGCGAAGAACCGCCTCATCTTCCTCAACTGCAACTCACCGATGAACTACCAGCTGGAAGGACTGATCAGATGACTTGGATCACCACCTACTCGGGAATACGCTTCCCGCTCCTCGAGGCACGCTTGGAGCATGTCGTCCTTGAGGACATTGCGCACTCGCTGTCCATGCAGTGCCGCTATAACGGACACTGCCCGCGCTTCTACTCGGTCGCTGAGCACTCAGTCCTCGTTGCCGAGTGGGTCGAGCGCCGCACGAGCAACCGCCGCCTTGCGCTGGAGGCGCTCATGCACGACGCCTCCGAGGCCTACCTGTGCGACGTGCCCGCACCGCTCAAGCCGCTCCTCGCCAACTACCGCGAGATCGAGATCCAGGTGGAGCGCCTCGTCGCGCGGCGGTTTAACCTGGCCTACCCCTGGCACGAGTTGGCGAAGGAAGCGGACAAGCGGATCATCGTCAACGAGTACAAGGAGCTCTTCGAGCCGACCCACGGCCCGCGCGACTGGGACGCCTTCGAAGGCGTCGAGCCCCTTGACGACTGCAACCTCGTGCTGTTCAATCCCCTTGAGGCGCGCGACGCCTTCCTGGAAACCTTCCACCGCCTCGGAGCTGTATCATGACCTACCGTTCCACGAAGTTCTACCCCGACCTCGGGCCCGTCGCCTATCGGCAGTGGCGCGCGGAATCGCACTGCAACCTGATCCACGGCTACGCCCTGTCCTTCAAGTTCACTTTCGAGGCGGACACGCTCGACGTTCGCAACTGGGTGGTCGACTTCGGCGGCCTCAAGCCCCTGAAGACGATCCTCGAGGACAACTTCGACCACACCCTGCTCGTCGCCGAGGACGATCCACACCTCGACTGGTACCAGGAGGCTCAGCGCCGGGGCATCGCCAAGATCGTTGTCATGCCGCGCCTCGGGTGCGAAGCAGTGGCCGAGATGGTGTTCGAGGTCACGCAGCAGTGGCTCCTGGATGCTGGCTACGGCGACCGCGTCCGCCTCGTCGAGGTCGAGGTGATGGAGCACGCGAAGAACTCGGCGCTCGTCACGGCGTGAGGTGCTCGCAGGAAAGTGGGCGTTGACAGGCCCCCGCTTTCCCGCTATGATGCACGGGTAGCAACGGAGACAACTGATGACCACCTACACCTATGAACTGATCCTCGAGAACACCAGCGGCGACGTGTTCCGCAAACCGACCCTGGTTCGCGTCCCCTCATCGGTCGACTTCGGTCGTGCCCGCGTGATGAAGTCGAGGGTCCAAAAGGTCCTCGACTACTTCCTCGAGCGCGACCGCATCGAAGCGGCCCGCGCCTGATCATCAACACAACCAACGGAGGCTACCATGGCACACCAGTTCATCGCCCACGCCGACAAGCCCCGCACCTTTGCCGACCGCAAAGGTGCCCTGCGCGCCCTCGAGCGCGACATGGCAAAGTTCACTGCCCACGCTGACAACCCGGACATCTTCTCGACGGGGACCCAGATCACGAAAACTCCTGACGGGCGCTTCGGCGTCGTCATCTTCTGCGACCTGACCCCATCCGAGGCGAAAGCGAAGGTCGGACCTGAGCTGACTGGCTTCGTGATCCAGGCCGACTACGACGAGAAGCCGGGCACCTCGAAGCGCACTGGCGAGGAGGGCAAGCCGAAGCGTGCCACTGGGCATCGTCGCAACCGCGGCGAGGTCTCGACCACGCCGACCGCGCCGCTGCATCCGTGCCGCGAGGACTCAAAGCAGCAGAAGATCCTCGATCTCTTGGTGCGCGGCGCCACAATGGCAGACCTGCGGCGCGTCTGCGTGAAGCGCGACGGCGAGCCCTGGAGCGACGACTCGATCCGCTCTGCCCTGTACTACGACATGAAGCAGAAGGGCTACGGCGTGCGCACCACTTGGATCGGCGAGTTCCCCATGTACCGCATCGTCCTCCCCGAAGGATATGAGGTGCCCGTGGCCCCTCGCAAGCCGAAGTCCTGAAACTGCGCTTGTGCTCCATGCACTTGCACCCTAGTATGTCTGTCTTGCCCGGCCTCACCAGCCGGGCTCTTTTTGAACCTGTGGTGGCAACCAGGAGGAAAACCACTCATGTCCAAGGCCCTTGTCGTCCTGTCCGGTGGGCAGGATTCTACCACCTGCCTGTTCTGGGCGAAGCAGACCTTCATCGAGGTCCACGCCGTCACCTTCGACTACAACCAGCGCCATCGTCGCGAGATCGACGCCGCGGTGAAGATCGCGGAGCTGGCGGGCGTCAACTCCCATGAGGTGGTCGAACTCGGCCCGATCCTGAAGGGCACCTCGCCCCTCGTGTCGGACGCGCACCTCGAGCAGTACGAGGATGGCAACCTGCCCGGCGGTCTCGAGAAGACCTTCGTGCCGATGCGGAACCAGCTGTTTCTGACCATCGCGGCCAACCGCGCCTACGTCAATCGCTGCCAGAACCTCGTGACGGGTGTCTGCCAGGAGGACTTTGGCGGGTACCCCGACTGCCGCCAGACGTTCATCGACTCCCTTGAGGAGACGGTCAACCTCGGGACATTCACGGGTCAGGACGGTACGCTCGGCGCGTGCAACATCCACACCCCGCTCATGAACCTCACCAAAGCGCAGTCGGTCGACATGGCGCGGCGCTTGCCTGGGTGCTACCACGCCCTCGGCTACTCCCACACCGCCTACGACGGGCAGTATCCGCCCCTCGGGCATGATCACGCGACCGTCCTGCGCGCCCAGGGGTTTGAGGCGGCTGGTGTCCCGGACCCGCTCATTGTCCGCGCAGCATCTGAGCGAAGCATGACGCTTCCCTGGTCCAAGAACTACGACGTTGCGCGCGATGTGTTCCTGAGGACTGTCAATGCGCCGCCGGGTGAATGGTACGGCGATTATGCTTCGCTGATCGAAGACATCCTGAGGGAGCTTGACTGACATGAGTGTCTGGAGCGAAGAGGAGCGCGAGGCGATGATCTCGCGCGTCCTTGAGGCCATCGGTGACGATCCGAACCGAGAAGGTCTTCATGAAACCCCTGCCCGAGTCAGGAAAGCACACGACCACTGGTTCTCCGGCTACGGTCGCGACCCCCGCGAAGTCCTCAAGGTCTTCCAGGACGGTGCCGAGGGTGTAGACGAGATGGTCATCGAGGTGGACATTCCGTTCTACTCGCACTGCGAGCACCATATAGCGCCCTTCTTCGGGTTGGCGTCCGTCGCCTACATCCCGAGTGGGAAGGTCCTTGGCCTGTCCAAGATGAACCGCCTCGTCGATCTGTTCGCGCGGCGGCTCCAGGTGCAGGAGCGCCTCACCAACCAGATCGCGGACGCCCTCGAGGAGCACCTTGAACCGAAAGGCGTCGGCGTCCTCCTGCGCGCGCGGCATATGTGCGTCGAGTCGCGTGGGATCCAGCACCGCGGGTGCTCGACGACGACCTCCGCCCTGCGTGGGTGCATCAAGGAAGAGCATGATGCGCGGCACGAGTTCCTGATGCTCGCCAAGACGACGACGCCGATCTGATGGCTCAGCGTGACTCCCTGGACAAGGTCATCGGGACCTACTTCGCCTGCGTGACGACGACGCCGTTCACTTACAGGGGGCGCGTTTACACGCCCAAGGAGCTGCGGGTCTCGCCGATGATCTTCCGCGGGTTCACCTGCCCGCCGAGGTGCGCGGGATGCTGCCCGCGCTTCTCGCTCGACTACCTGCCCGACGAGGAGACGCCGCCAAACTACGACCGGTCGCGCCTCGTCGCGCGGGAGATCGAGATCGACGACCGCAAGGTGGTGGTCTACTCCGACATGCAGAGCGACCACGACGACTACCACTGCCGCAACGTCATCCGCGACGAGGGCGAACTGTTTGGTCGGTGCGGCGTTCACGGGCACCAGCCCTTCTCGTGCGACTTCGAGCTCATCCGCTTCCTCGAGTTCGCAGCGGACGAGAAGCCGAACCACCTCACGCAGAAGCTCTTCGGTCGTGGCTGGGCGATGCGCCGAGTCGACGGGCAGCGTGGGGCACTATGCGCCATGACCCCTGCTGACGCGGAGACGACGCGTGACATGCTGCGCAAGCTGCGCCGCCTGAAGCAGTGGTGTGAGCATTTCGGGATCGACCACAAGGTCGACTCGATCGTCGAGTGGGCCCAATGGGGCCCACGTGAAGACCCTCTGATCATCTAGGAGAACGGCATGGCCTACTCACGTCCTGAAGAGCTCGAGAAGCTCGGCTCTGGTTCCGCCAACGCGCGCACCTGGGAGCAGCACCCTCCAACTCCTGAGGTCCTCGAGCGGTTTCCGAACCCCATGAAGTTCAGCCGCCACCCGGGCCCGAACCCGGTGCAGCTCGGCGGTGAGGACGACCCGATGGAGTTCACCTCCCTCTGCCCGAAGACGGGCCAGCCCGATCATGCGCGGATCGTGGTGCGCTACCAGCCCGGTGACTGGTGCGTCGAGTCGAAGTCGTGGAAGCTCTACCTGCAGTCCTTCCGCCAGCACGGCGAGTTCCACGAGTCCTGCGTCCAGCGCATCAAGGACGACCTCGTGGACCTGCTCAACCCGCTGTGGCTCGAAGTCTACGGCGACTTCACGCCTCGCGGCGGGATCTCGATCAACCCGGAGGCGATCTGGAATCGCTCGATGCGCGGAGTGACGTTCGAGCAGATGACTGACACCCGGACGGACTCCGAGCGTGCCGCCGACTTTGCTGCACTTCGAAACGCGGCGAAGAACTGACCCATGAGTTGACCTCGCTTCATGGTTGAAGCGGGGTCGACTTTTACTTACCATCAGCGTTGAAGCAACGGAGATAGCAAATGGCACGAGCACCTCTCACCGACGTGCAGCAGGCCTACCTCGCGCGGTTCACTTCACTCGAGCAGGACGTGGAAGACATCGTCCGCGCGGCCTTCAGGCTGCACAACTCGCTTGGCTGCTCTCTTTATGATCTAAAGGAAGCGCGCGGCGAACTGATCCGCACCGTTGATCGGGTGTCCTGATGCACTTCTACATGTCAGGCACCCCGACCAACGACCCCTACCAGACGGTCGAGAACCGCATGAACACCCACCGCCTCTTCTCGCTCCATGGCGACTACGAGAAGGCGTGCCTCAAGTGGGTGTCCGACCTCGCCGCGGGCATCTTCGACGCGGAAGCGGCCCTCAAGGCCAACCCAGGCCTGATGGATCGCATCCGCGCGAAGGACGAGCGTCGCCGCGCGCAGCAAAGGGCCTGGGGACGCACTGTCGACTGGGACACCGGCGAGGTCCTCATGGAGATCTGTCGCCGCCTCGAGGGACGCCCCTACCCGAAGTCGATCATGCTCGACTCGGGCGCCTTCACGGCCTGGAACAAGGGCGAGAAGACGACGGTCGACGACGTGAAGCGCAAGTACCACCGTTTCCTCGAGATCGCGGGGGACATGTTCGAGGAGATCTGGATGGTCAACCTCGACGTGATCCCTGGTGAGCGTGGGCGCAACCCGACGCAGCGCGAGCTCGAGGAAGCGCTGCGCGTGTCGGACATCAACTTCGAGATCCTCGAGGCCGAGTTCGGCCAGCGCATTCTGCCTGTCTACCACCAGGGCGAAGACAACGACCGCCTCGACGAGGTGGTGAAGCAGGTCCGCGGCAGGAGCAACTACATCTGCGTCTCACCGCGCAACGACCTCGCGGAGAACCTGCGTGTCCAGTGGTCGCGCGAGAAGCACAAGTACCTGGAGACTAAGTGGCCGGGCACCATGACGCATGGCCTGGCGACCACCGGCAACGTCATGGTCAGGACGGTCCCCTGGTACTCGGGTGACTCGGCCGCCTGGGTGCAGCACGGTGGCTTCGGCATGATTGACATCTTTCACCACGAGGGCGCGACGGGCGGCAAGAAGTCGTCGGCGCACTACATGAACTACTTTACCACCCTCGACAACGTGGCGCTGGACACCCACCTCACCTTCCCGATGCCGACGACCATCGGCCCCTTGTGGACGTCGCTGGCTGAGCAGGGGTTCACGGCGACCTCGACCGACCCGAACCAGGTGCATCTTGAGATGGTCGCCTTCCTGCAGGAGCTTGGGGTCGATCCCGACAAGTTCCCGATGAACGGCGGGCACTTCAAGCACTACCATCACCGGTCACCCGTCGAGAAAGCGGGTGACGAGTCGGCGAAGCACTACTTCAACTGCTCGCCGGACCATCGCAAGTACATCCGCGACCGCGTCGAGGCGCTCGGGTGGCCATTTGAGATGTGCCTGTGGGACTCCCGCGTCCGCAACCTGCTCTGCATGGCGGAGCTCGTCACGTTCGGCGAGTGGGCAGGCGGTCAGGAGAAGGCGCCGGCGCAGGTCGATCTCCTGGGAGGTCTGTGATGGCGTGGTCACCAGATCAGGAAGAGGCACTCAAGCGCATCACCGAGTGGCTGCGCTCAGGTGAACCGCGGTTCTCGCTTGGCGGGTATGCTGGCACGGGTAAGACGACCCTCGCCCGCTACATCGCGGAGGAGCACGGTGGCCGCGTGAAGTTCGCGGCCTTCACGGGCAAGGCAGCATCCGTCCTGCGTCGCAAGGGCTGTCCCGGTGCTACGACGATCCACCGCCTCATCTACCAGCCCAAAGGCAACTCGGGTGAGTCGGAGATGCAGGAGCTGCGCGAGTGCCTCGAACAGGAGCTGCGCAGGGAGGAACCCGATCAGCGCCTCCTCGCCTCGTGGCGCAAGGACCTCGCGGACAAGGAGGCCGACTCGTCGAGCATGTTCAGCCTTCGCGAGGAGGCGGAGATCACCGAGGCGTCGCTGGTCATCGTGGACGAGTCGTCCATGGTCGACCGGCGAATAGGAAGCGATCTCGAGTCATTCGGCATCCCCATCCTCTACCTCGGTGATCCTGGCCAGCTTCCGCCCGTTCGCGGCAAGGCGCACCTCGGCCCGAACGACTACGACTTCGTCCTCGAGCACATCCACCGCCAGGCTGCCGACTCACCCATCATCCAGCTTGCTCAGAAGGTGCGCTCGGGTGAGGCCTGCTCCTACGGGAAGATGGGCGGCGCGGTCGAGATCCTGCGTAAGAAGGACTGGGACCGCGACCTCGTCACGCAGGCGGATCAGGTGATCACGGGCAGCAACCTGTCGCGGTTCAAGATCACGCGGCAGATGCGCTCCCACCTGGATCGCGACGTGCTCTACCCTGTCGAAGGTGACAAGCTGATCTGCCGCCTCAACGACCACGACCGGCAGCTGCTGAATGGGGTCACGGCGACTGCCCTGACCGAGATGAAGCTCCTCCAGGGGCACAAGCTCGGGCGGATGGGCATCGAGTACGACGGCCACAACCTGACCGACTGCCTCGTTGATCCTGGGTACTTCCAGGAGAACTACGGTGAGCGGTCGGTGTGGCCTCGTGGCTCTGGGATCATGCACTTCGACTATGGCTATGTGGTGACCGCCCACAAGAGCCAGGGGTCCGAGTGGCCCCATGTCGTCGTCGCGGACGACCAGATGCGTGTAAACGACCGGGAGCAGCGCAGGCGCTGGCTCTATACTGCCATCACTCGAGCATCGGAAAGGTTGACCATCTATGTCTGACTTCCACTACTTCCTTGCGCGGCACTGCGCCGTCAATCGCGAGAAGTTCGGCGACGGCGAGCGCTCGCTCGGCGTCCGCAACCTCATCCTCAAGGAATTTGACGAGATCGAGGCCGAGGTGACGTCCGAGGGCCGCGCTGGCGAGTGGGTGGACGTCGTCCTCCTCGCCCTGGACGGGCACATGCGCGGTGCGCGAGATGCTGCGCGAGAATGGGTCGCTCCTGGGCCCGTTCAACGAGGTGAGCCCGACCTACGACGCGACCGGCGTGGTCATCGCCTGGAACGGTGAACCGACCAATGACTACGTCGCCGGCGTCGCCGTGTCCATGATCGCCACGAAGCAGGGCAAGCACGAGCTCCGCGACTATGGCGACTGGCGCGAACGGTCGGAGGACGAGGCCATCGAGCACAAGAGGGGCCACCATGACTGACCTGACCACGCTCGTCTTCGACACGGAGACCAACGGGATGCGCCCCAAGGGGCGCAACGTCCCGCTCACCGACGAGCCTGCCCTCGTGCAGATCGCCGGGATTCTCTACTGGGGCCGGCGTCCCGTCGCGCACCTTTCCTGCTTCATGCAGCCCCTCGACTGCCACGGCGATCCGGCCGAGATCCCGACCGAGGAGTTCTTCATCAAGTCGGGCATCACGCAGGACACGGTCGACCGCGCCGGCACGACCTACAAGGTGGGGATCGCCACCTTCAACAACCTGGTGAAGCGGGCCGACCGCATCGTCGCGCACAACATCCAGTTCGACGATCCGGTCATGAGGGCCGCCTACTCGAGGATCGCCGCACCTCAGCAGCAGTATTGGGAGACACCCAAGTTCTGCACTATGAAGACGCTCGAGCCCGTGCTTAAATTGCCGGGCAAGTATGGCTACAAGTTCCCGTCGCTCGACGAGTCCTATAGGGCGCTGGTCGATCCTCACGGGTTCGAGGGCGCTCACGACGCCATGGCGGACGTCGAGGCTTGCGCGAAGGTGCTCTGGGCCATCGAGGACCAGGGGTGTGAACTGTGGCGGCTCCTTGAGAGCTGGCCGAAGTAACGGAGACGGAGATGCAGGAATACTTCGACAAGGTGAAGCCAGCGGTCAACCTCGGAGCGACGCTCCCGAGCGAAGGCGCAGTCGCCGTTCACAACGGGCGCCTCGAGGCGAAGACGGCCTTCATGGCGATCTCCGTCCCGTGCCCGTTCAAGGACTTCTCGGTGCCCGGCGTCGATCTCGACTTCGCCCTGCGCAAGGTGGGCGAGTGCACCGTGAACGTGACGGCCCAGAACCTCACCCTGAAGTCGGGGCGCGGCAGCACGCGGATCAAGCTGACCGAAGTCCCGCCGCCCCTCGTGAAGCCCGAGGCGGACACCTGGCCCGTCGAGGGCATGGACGACCTCATGGCAGTCCTGGACGACGTGTTCCCGTTCACCATCGGCGACGCGTCGAAGCCTTGGTCCTTCGGCGCTCGGTTCGACGAGTGCGCGGTGACCGCTACCAATGGCTTCATCCTGTGCCGCGGAGAGCTCATCAGCTCTTCGGGGTTCACCGGCCGCACCATGTCTCGTGCGGGACTCGCCTACCTTCGCGAGCGCCACGAAGAGCTCGAGGCATGGGGGTGGGCCCGGGACGGCGGGTTCCTGCTCGAGTTCACGGATGGGTCCTGGGTGCATGTCGCACCCATGACGGCCGAGATGCCAGACGTCGCCGTGAACCTGCTGGACAAGGTGATGCCTGAGGGGTCCTTCGACGCGTTGCGCGAGGTCACCCCCGAGTATCTGGAGAAGTTCATGCAGTCGGTCGACCACACCGAGGACCGCCTTCAGATCTTCCCGGATCACATCTTCGGGGTGCGTCGCGCGTCCGATCACAAGTGCCCGGTCGACACGACGCTCGGCGAGGGCGTCAAGTTTGCCATCTTCGACGCGAAGATGCTGGTCACCGTGCTGTCGCGTGCCCACCGCATCGGGTTCGAGGCCTACCCGAAGCCCGTCCCCTTCGTCACGAAGCACGGTAGCCGTGGGCTGCTGGCTGGCCAGACCTGAACAGGAGAAGCAACATGTTCAACCTCGGAAACACCATCGCGGAGCTGATGCAGGAGCTCTTCCCGCCCGAGGCGCTCGTAGAGCGTCGCGGGTCTCTTCCACCTGGCCTGCCCACCAACGTCGCCAACGGATGCGTCCCGAAGACCATCATGCTGCCCGTCCAGCCGGTGCCTGCACGTCGTCGCGACGGGACGCCCATCCACTACCACCACAACGGCAAGATGGGACCGTGGGTCTATGACCACCCGGGCATGAGCAGCAAGGTCTGGAAGCAGAAGCTCAACGACCTGAAGCGCGAGCGCGCGGGCAGGTGGTACTCGGGCAAGAAGGCGGTGTGAAATGGGCCACATCATCTCCCACATGGAGTCCATCAACCGCGTCCGGTTCACCAAGCTGCGGTCAGGACGTCCAGCCAACGTGAAGCGAGCGCTCGACCTGGGCAACGGAGGAGTCCTGCTCGAGCTCGAGAACGGCTCCTACTCAGTTGTCGGCCCACGTCAGGCCAACGCGATCAATGGGAACTGGGCGGTCCTGGGCTACGGGAACACGACGCCCACGAAGGCGGTCCTTTACGGCCTGGCGAAGATGGGTGTGGTCAGGCATGGCGATGTCCGCGCACATGTGCAGCGCGCCAAGGAGCGCGCGCGAGCCTCTGAGGTCAAGTATGCGAAGGAGTCGCTCGAGCGTGCCTGCAAGACGCTCGGGATCGAGGTACCGGAGGTGACCGCATGATCGAGATCCCGCCCTACGCTCCTCCTCACGTCAAGGAGTACTACGAGCCCAAGCCGCTGCAGAAGCGTGAACTGCGGTGGTTCCTCGTCGCCTGCGCCGCGTGCATTGCGTTCTGGGGCGGCGTCATCTACTGTCTGGGGAGCTGATCATGTTCGGACGCAACGAACCGCGGGGGCGCACTCACGGCGACATCCTGCAGTACCACGCGGTGTTCTACACCATCCAGGGCGAGGGCCCCTACTCGGGCGACCCTGCCGCGTTCATCCGCCTCACCGGCTGCAACCTGCGCTGCTGGTTCTGCGACACGGAGTGGGGCGACGAGAGCGACCCCCACGCGAAGGCGGAGGAGATCGCGCGGATCGCGATGAACCAAGCGGATGGCCGCACGGACCTCGCCGTGATCACCGGTGGCGAACCGACGCGCCAAGACCTCGGCGAGCTGTTCCACTGGCTCATGCGCTATGGGTTCAAGCGCATCCAGGTCGAGACCGCAGGCACGTTCTGGCAGGACTGCCTCGACTGGCCCGGGGTGACCTTGGTTGTCTCACCGAAGACCTCGAAGGTGCATGAGGAGTACCGCAAGCGGTTGGTCAACTGGAAGTACGTCCTGAAGGCCGGTGAGGTCGATCCCGACGACGGGTTGCCGTCTGCACCGATGCAGCGCCACCGCGACGGGAACACGCTGGTCGGCGGCGCACCCGCGCGTCCGAACAGGGGCGACCCCGTGTTCCTCCAGCCGGTGGACGAGCACCTCGGCTCGCACGAGCACAACGCGAACCTGGGAGCGGTGCGTGATTCCGCGCTGCGGTTCGGCTATCGTGCGGGACTGCAGGTCCACAAGTTCCTCGGGGTCGACTGATGGTCCAGCTGAGGGATGGCAAACCCCAGATGGTAACCCAGCTGGACATGATGGGCGAGGCCATCCGCGCCGCGCCTCGCGCCTCGACACCTGCGGCTGCTCGCTCGACGTTCTACCAGCCGCTCGAGTTCCCGGAGTACCGCCCGCCCGAGTACCGCTCGATCAAGGGCCTCGACCGCATCGGCCTGGACATCGAGGGCCACGACCCGGACCTCAAGACGCTCGGTCCCGGCGCGCATCGTGAGAATGGGCTAGTAGCTGGCGTCGCTCTGGCCTATGCGTCGGGAGACGCCAGCTACTACCCGGTAGCTCATGAGTTCGAGAACGTGAACCTCGACCCGGATGCCTTCTGGGGACAGTTGCGCGAGGACGCGGCCGAGTTCGACGGCGAGATGGTCGGCGCCAACTTGCAGTATGACCTCGACTGGCTGAGGACGCGGCACGGGGTCATCTTCCCGAAGGCGCGGTTCCGCGACGTGCAGGTGGCAGAGCCGCTGCTCGACGAGAACCGCATGACCTACAAGCTGGACGCCCTTGCCCAGGACTACCTCAACGTCACCAAGACCAACGAGGAGCTGATCCACCTCTATGGACCGTCCTACATCGAGCAGATGCACCGCGTCCACCCGGCACACTGCTCGCCCTATGCGCAGGACGACACGCTGCTCGCTTGGCGCATCATGGACAAGCAGCTGCCGCGCCTCGAGGCCGAGAACCTGGTCGACCTGTTCCACCTCGAGGCGGCGCTCACGCCCCTGCTCCTCGAGATGCGCTTTCGAGGGGTGCGTGTAAACGTCGACCGCGCGACCGAGGCTCACGAGAAACTGCTCGAGGAGTCAGCGGACATCCAGAAGCGCATCAACGAGATGAGTCAGGCACACGTTGACATCTGGTCGGCGGACAGCATCGCCATCGCCTTCGACAACCTGAGCCTCGAGTACGAGCGCACGTCCACTGGTCGTCCCTCGTTCCGCAAGGACTGGCTCAACGCGTGCAACGCCGAGGTGGCGAAGCTGATCGTCCAGGCACGTGCCAACGATAAGATCGCAGGCACCTTCATCAAGTCCTATATCCTGGAGTCCCACGTCAACGGGCGGCTCCACTGCATGTTCAACCAGCTGAAGTCGGACGAGAACGGCACGGTGTCTGGGCGGTTCTCGTCGTCGTCGCCGAACCTGCAGAACATCCCGGCGCGTGGCCCTGTCCTGGGCCCGCTCATGCGCTCCATGTTCATCCCGGAGGAGGGGATGCTGTGGGGCTCGCTCGATTGGTCGCAGATCGAGTACCGCCTCCTCGTGCACTATGCGGCGATCACCAAGGGAATCGACGCCTCGGAGGCTGTGCGCCGCTACCGCGAGGACAAGACGACCGACTTCCACTCGATGGCGTCCGAGATCACGGGGGTCCCGCGCAAGCAGGCCAAGAACATCAATTTCGGGGTCGTCTACGGGATGGGCGTTCCAAAGCTGGCCGCAGACCTCGGCGTGACCATCGAGGAAGCGCAGGCAATCATGGGGCAGTTCCAAGAGAACGCGCCCTTCATGCGTGGGATGCTCGACCGCTGCTCCGCGCGGGCTGCAGGCAAGGGCTCGATCAAGACGATCCTGGGCCGCAAGCGGCGGTTTAATGCCTTCGAGGTGCGCTATGTCTCTAAGGGGCAGGAGATCACCGAGTATGTGGACGAGGCAGCGCTCGACGACTTCTGCGCCGGGAAGTCGCTGCGCGGTCGTCCTCGTCGTGCGTTCACCCATAAGGCGCTGAACGCTCTGCTCCAGGGGTCCGCTGCTGACCTGATGAAGAAGGCCATGGTGGACATGTGGAATGCTGGGCTCTTCAACGTCCTGGTCCCGCACCTCACCGTCCACGACGAGTTCAACTCCTCCGTCCCCGACACGAAGGAGGGGCGCGAGGCATTCGAGGAGATGCGGCACATCATGGAGACGGCAATCGAGCTCGAGATCCCGGTCCTCGCGGACGGTGCGCTCGGGTCCAACTGGGACGAGGCGAAGTGATGCACGACAAGCAGGACCTGCTGAAGTCCCACGTCGAGTGGCTGCGCGGCGACCACGAAGGGCGCAACCCGTGGCTGGCAGACGCCATCGAGGACCTGCAGCGCGCGCTCGAGACGGGCGTGAAGGCGCCGTCCTACGCCCCGAGCGACCGCGACGTGGTCACCTCCGACCGTCACGGGTTCGCCTACCGCGCGCGTCGCGACATCCGCGGTGGCTGGTCGCTCTTCGGTAGCCGCCGAGTACCCATATTCACCGACGCAGACCTCGTCGGGTGGATTGCACTTCCTCGCGCGGTGCGCGACTATGACTATGACAACGGAGGACCGTCATGACTTCACTGCATACCAAGTACCGCCCGACCACGCTCGACGAGGTCGTGGGGCAGGATCACGTCAAGAAAGCCATCGCTGCCGTGCTCTCTGCAGGGCAGCAGCAGGCGTTCATGTTCGATGGGCCCAGTGGCACGGGGAAGACCACGCTCGCCCGTCTCTGTGCGAGCCAGCTGGGGTGCTCCAACATCATCGAGGTGGACGCCGCGTCCCACACTGGCGTCGAAGCCATGCGCGAGGTCGCGGCCCGCGCGAACTTCGCGTCGCTCGACGGCGGAGGCAAGGCGTTCATCGTGGACGAGTGCCACCGTCTGTCGAAGCAGGCGTGGGAGTCGCTCCTGAAGGCCATCGAGGAGCCGCCCGCTGGCGTGTTCTGGTTCTTCTGCACGACCGAGCCCGACCGCGTCCTGCCGACCATCCGCACTCGGTGCGTGACCTTCTCGCTGAAGGACGTCCCCTACCGCGCCATCCTGCGCCTCGTCGCGTCAGTCGCTCGGAAGGAAGGTCTCGAGCTCCCGGAGGAAGTCCTCGACGTGGCGGCCGACCTCGCCAATGGCTCGCCTCGGCAGGCACTCGTGAACCTGGCCACCGTGAAGCACTGCACCACCGAGGACGAGGCACGCGAGGCGCTCAATCGTGCCCGTGGGTCCGCGGAAGCAGTCGACCTCGCGCGGGCACTGGCCAAGAAGGACTGGACCGCGGCGTTCAAGGTGCTGCGCTCGATCAAGGACGAGCCTGAGTCCGTCCGGATGACCGTGTTCCACTACTTCGTCGGCATCTTCATGCGTGAGCAGGGCGCGCCCGACCAGTGGGTCTTCACGGTCCTCGGTCAGTTCGAGGCGCCGAGCACCGACCGCAACAAGATGGGCGACGTCCTCCTGAGGGTGTCGCGCTGCCAGTTCAAGGCGCGGTCATGATGAAGTGGCACCGCAGGTTCATAGCACTCGCCGAGCACGTCGCGACGTGGTCGAAGGACCCCTCGACGCAGGTAGGGTGCATCCTGGTCGATGACCACCGCCGCGTCGTCGGGATGGGCTACAACGGCTTCCCGCGTGGGGTGTCGGACGAGCGCGAGCGCTACGAGGACCGCCCGACGAAGTACCTCATGGTGCAGCACGCGGAGGCCAATGCCATCCTGAACGCCGTGGGCAAGACGGAGGGCTCTACCGCCTATGTCACGCACCACCCCTGCTCGACGTGCGCCGGTCTCTTGATCCAGGCTGGCGTTCGAGCAGTGATCACGCGCAAGCCCTCCGACGGCTTGCAGGAGCGGTTCGGCACGTCGTTCGCGGCGTCCGCCATCATGTTCCGGGAAGCGAAGGTGAGCCTCTTTTTGATCAAGGAGGACCTCAAGTGAGTTTCGAGTTCGCAGTCATCGAGATGCCTTTCAACCGCCGTTTCGCCGCGCGCGAGGTCGTAGGCGAGACCGACAAGACGCTGGTGGTCAAGTGCCTGTCCGACGGCTCGGTTCACCGTATCGCCAAAGCAAGCTGGCTGGTGCGGCGAGGCTTCTCGACGTTTCAGGAAGCCGAGGCCGAAGCGTCGCGCGTGACGCAGAAGATGCTCGGCGCTCGAGCGCACTTCGACCAGCAGGTCGCACAGATTACGAAGGAGTTCTCTCGTGGGTAACAAGATCCGCATCGTCAAGCGCTACAAGAACACCTCGCCGAAGGTGGGCATCGAGGAGGCGGACATCGTCGAGGTCGAGGGTGGTGCGGATGGGGCTGCTCGCTTCGTGACCGCCATCAATGCGAACCCGAACCACGAGTTCGAGATCATCGACTACGAGGTGGCGCTGATCACGCAGATGGAGCGCCCGGAGGTGATCACGAACCCGTCAGGTGGCGCCATAGGCAAGGTGCTGCTCCCTGGACGTGATTTCTGAAGCGGTGATCGTTTAAACGCGTTGACAGACTCCACGAGAACCCCTATGATGCAGGGGTAGCAACGGAGAAACGGTCATGCGCCGCATCAAGAAAAACATCTACGGAAACTGGATCGGCTACGTTGGGCGCGAACGCGTTGAACAATTTGGCGAAGACGAAACTGTCGCACGCTACTGGCTGAAAACAGGTGTGCATGACATCTTCGCTGCCTATATCGACTGATCAACAGGAGCAACCGACATGTCCAGGATAACCAAGGAAGATAAGCTCGCGTTCGATAGCGTCGCAGACGCGCAGCGCTTTGTCCGCAACCTCGAGGGCCGCCCGCGGTTTCAGGTTCGCATCAACTGCTTCCTCCCGACCGAAGATGACCGTGGTTTTGAGGGGTCGACTTGCATCTCGATCTCGCGCGCGGAGTTCATCAAAGTTATCGGCGATGTGGGCCGCACCTTCGTTGACAAGCGCGGCGCGAAGATTCGACTCGTTGTCACACCTACGTCCGAACGGTGCGGGCTGTCTTTCGTCTACCTCAACTGACAACCTCGCGGGGCGCAAGCCCCGCACCATCAACTGGAGCAACAGTCATGTCCCGAACCTTCAAGACCCGCGAAGCGTGGTTGAACGAGTTCACGAAGCGCGCGCGGCCCGTGTTCAAGCGCGCCGGGTTCCCGATCCCAGAAAAGGTCCGTGTGTCCGTGGGCTTCACGTCGCACGGTGCGCGCGGCAAGCGCATCGGCGAGTGCTGGGATCACTCGTGCTCGGAGGACGCGACCTTCGAGATCTTCATCTCCCCGCTGATCGGCGACGCCTCGCGCATCGCGGACATCCACACCCACGAACTGATCCATGCTGCGGTCGGCCTAGAAGCCGGGCACAAGGGCCCCTTCGTCACGTGCATGAAAGCGGCCGGCCTCATCGGCAAACCAACGGCGACCGTTGCCGGGCCTGACTGGCACGCATGGGCGGACAAGATCGTCGCCTCGCTCGGGCCGCTGCCTCACGCGAAGCTCCGCGCCGGTGGCAACGGGCAGAAGAAGCAGACCACCCGCATGATCAAGTGCTCCTGCCCCGAGTGCGGCCTCGTCATGCGCACCACAGTGCAGTGGATCGAGGCGGCGGGTGGCGACATGCAATGCCCAGACAAGAACTGCGGCGCCACCTTGGACATTGGCTAGGGACCTCGGAATGCTCCTGTCACGCAGGGCATTCCTCGCTATAATGCGTGAACAGCAACGGAGGCACCCTGATGTCCGACCACTTTGACTTCGAGGCGTTCATGAAGCGCCTCCGCAACATGTCCCCGGAGGACGTGCAGCAGATGCGCCGTGAAGAGCTTCGCGACACGATGGCCGACGTTATAAGCGAAGTCGCTCCTCGGCTCTGGACAGTGATGCTCGATCAGATGCAGGACGCTCGGCAGGACGAGACGCGCCTCAATGCCATCCTGAACGCCTACCTCTTCGCCACCTTGTCTTGGGTCGCGATCTTCACGAACCCTGGACAGGAGGACGTCCTTCGCTCGAACGTCAACGCGAACCTCGAGGGGGCCTTCAAGGGCCGGTCGGACGAGAACACGCGGAGCATGACTCATATCGCGAACAACCTTGGTCGGCTCAAGCTGATGGATGACTCCCACGCAGGGCTCGCCAAGGTGCTGCTCGCGAACTCCTCGGTCATTCAGGGAATCCACCGCTACCTCAAGGGAGACAAGTGACATGGACAACCCAGCAAACTACGTCGAGTGCCCGAACCTTCGCCGCCTCGTCGATCTGGTCGGCAGTCAGAAGAAGGTCGCCGACATGCTCGGGTGCTCGCCCTCGAACGTGTCCCGCGGACGCCACACTGGCGTCTCGGCGAAGCACTATGAGCTGGCGGCTACTCAGATCCTGAGCACGGTGCAGCACGAACTGACCGGCTCGCCGCCCGAGGCGATCCTCGAGCACATCCGGCTGGACATCGAGTTCGCGAAGCAGGAAGGCCTGACTGGTTTTCGCTTCGACGAGGACGGTGTGCTGCGCTCAGGTAGAGCTGTGATCATGGGCAACCATTCTCCATCCCAGTGGGTCTCCGTCTACCCGAACGGCGCTGGGTTCCCCCGCATGGTGCTCTCGCCCGAGATGGTCCTCGAGCGCTTCAAGCTGTGCCGCCTTCGGGACGACAACGAGCCCTTCCTCTACGGCATGGCCGTGGTCCAGGCAGACCCGCTCGAGATGGTCCTGTCCTCGCGCCTCGAGGGCGTCAAGCCCGGGGTGAAGAACCAGAGCCAGCCGGTGACCGTGATCACCGAGGAGGGCGAGAAGTTCGCCGGGTTCACCGTCTACTGGCCGCACGGCAAGTGGTCGGGCCTGCGCCTCGAGCGCGAGGGGAGCCGCGCGGGCATCCCGACCCTCGACGACTCGGGCGCCTCGCTGAGTGACAAGGGACACCCGCTGTTCTTCGTGAACGAGCGGTCCCGTGCCTGGGGACACCGTGACGGACACCACGGTGCTATCCTGTGCTTCGATGTGTCCGCCACCTATGAACGTGCCCCCGTGCAGACGGGCTTCATCTGACCGCCACTTCCTGCGGCGTTGAGGCGCTGCAGTGAGAGGCGATTGGACCTCAAGACAGGGCCGAGTGGCCCGAACACTGGAGACTACCATGAAGAGCACCATCCTCGCCGCCGTCGTGTCGATCCTGGCCCTCGGCTCCGTCGCGCACGCCGACTCCGACAAGTTCCAGGGCGGCATGTTCACCGGCTCGTTCTCGGGCTCCGGCTTCATCAACGGCGCCCAGGCGGGCAACTGGGCGGTCGGCGCGATGAACCAGTCCTTCGGTTCGGCGGCCGTCCGCGAGACCAAGACTGGCTTCAAGCTCGACACGCAGACCGGCTCGAAGACCGAGGGCTTCGGCAACAAGTTCGGCGGCGGTGTCGCGGCCGGTGGCAAGGGCTGGGGTCAGGGCTGGGGCCGCTTCTGATCCTCGGCAGTAGGAGGCTGCCCGTGTAAATGGGCAGCTTCCAACTGAGAGTCAACTCCTCATGAATGGAGCAATGTCATGAAGTACCTTCTCCTTGCCGCGGCGATCCTCGTGCCCGCCACCTCGTTCGCGCAGTCGGGTGCCGAGGCGGCCGCTGCTTCCCAGGCCATCGCCATGATCGGCGGGGGCGGCGGCGGTGGCGGCGACCGCCTGACCGGCGTCGCGACGACCTCGGACAGCATCGCGCCGTCCATCTCTGGGATGCAGCAGGGCTCCTGCGTCGTCCCGAAGTCGAGCACGTCGGTCACCGTGTTCTTCCTGTCCTGGTCCCACGGCGAGTTCGACCTCGACCGCTACTGCCAGGCGCTCAAGCTGGCAGAAGCCTCCGTGGGCATCGCCTACGCGCGGGCCGACCTGCAGGGTCTGGATCCCGCCATCGACCGCAACCTCGACCGCGCGGAGCTCCTCGTCGCGTCGGCGTCCGAGGTGTTCGTCAACGGCGCGTCTGCGTGGTCGACGGAGCCCTGGGAAGAGGTTTGGAGGCCCTGATGCACAGGTGGGCCCGCGTCGAACCTCATTGACGCGGGCCGCGTTCTCGCTTATACTGTGGGGACAGCAACGGAGTAACGGACATGAACGCCTACCAGATCACTCGCATCCGACTCGACGGCTCGCGCGACGTGCCTTTCACCATGTCGAAGAAATCGCTCGACGATCACCCGGATGAGATGGCCGCGAAGATTCTCAATACCGTGTCCGACTCGATCCCCTCGAACGCCTGCAACCCTATTGTCGACTTCGACATGATCGAGACGCAGGATGATTTCTTCAACCGCTTCCTGTGATAGACACAAAACCAACGGAGTAACGGACATGAACAACTTCAAACCCTCCCCCGCGCAGCAGGCCTTCTACGACTGGGTCGCTAGCGGTTCGGGCAACTGCATCCTCAACGCGGTCGCAGGCGCTGGCAAGACGACCACCATCCTGAATGGCATCGCCTCGATGCGCGGCAAGGTCTGGTTCGGCGTCTACAACAAGAAGATGGCGACCGAGATCCAAGGCAAGCTCGCCTTGCGCGACGACTTGGTCGCGCGCACCGCGTTCCGCGCGACCGACCGCGTCGAGTCCTCCACGTTCCACTCGCTTGGCTTCTCGATCCTACGGTCGGCGGCTGGCAAGGGCAACGAGGTCGTGGTCGACGAGCACAAGGTCCGCTCGATCATTGAGCAGGTCATCCAGCAGAAAGAGGCGACCGAGCAGCAATCGCGCGATGACCTGCGCGAGATCTCGGGCGCCGTCGAAGCCATCGTCTCGATGGCGAAGAACCGCGGCTTCGTGAAGCCCTCGGAAGCCGGCTGGATCGCTCGCGAGCTGACCGACATGACCGACATGGGTAACTGGCGCGCGATGGTTGACCAGTTCGACATGTCCGAGTCGCTGCCTGAGGGCCGCGAGGATCAGGCCTGCACCTTCGCACGAGCGGTCCTGTGCCGCTCGAACCAGATGCTCACGACGGTGGACATGGACGATATGGTCTACCTGCCGCTTGCGCGTGACATCCGTCTCGCCCCGTGGCACCGGTTCAACTGGGTCCTCGTGGACGAGGCGCAGGACACGAACCCGACGCGCCGCGCGCTGGCCATGAAGGTCATGGCGAAGGGCGGTCGCCTCGTCGCGGTCGGCGACCCCCACCAAGCCATCTTCGGGTTCACGGGTGCGGACAACGACTCGCTCGAGCAGATCCGTGGTCGGTTCGACGCGCAGGAGCTGCCCCTCACGGTCACCTACCGCTGCCCGAAGGCGGTCGTCGCTCACGCGAGGCAGTGGGTCGACCATATCACGGCCCACGAGTCGGCGCCCGAGGGCGAACTGGTCGAGATGAACTGGTCCTCGATGCTGGACGAGCTGGCCGCGCTCGGCCGCAAGGACTACCGCGAGACGGCGATCCTGTGCCGGTACAACAAGTACCTGGTCGGCCTGTGCTTCAAGATGATCCGTATGGGCCTGCCCGCGAAGATCGAGGGGCGCCAGATCGGTGGCGGCCTCGTCAAGCTGGCCACCCGCTGGAAGTCGGTCAAGACGGTGAACGGCCTCGAGACGAAGCTGTCCGAGTACGAAGACCGCGAGATCCGCAAGGCGCAGGCGAAGGAGCAGCACGACAAGGTCGACCGCATCGTTGACGAGGTCGCGACCGTCCGGACGCTGATCGAGCGCGTCCGCGAGCTGGGCCAGGACCGCGTGTCGGATCTCGTCGCCGTGATCGAGGACGTCTTCGCCGACAACGTGGCGGACAAAGGCCTCGTGACGCTGTGCTCCGCTCACAAGTCGAAGGGCCTCGAGTGGGAGACGGTCTACCTCCTCGGCCGCAAGGAGTTCATGCCGTCCAAGTTTGCGCGCCTCGACTGGCAGCTCCAGCAGGAGCACAACCTGATCTACGTCGCGGTGACGCGGGCCAAGTCACGCCTCGTCGAAGTGTGCGGCGTGGCCGAGGAGAAGGATCCGACCAAATGAGCAGGAAGCTGGCGCGAGAGCTGCTGAAGAAGCTACCAGGGTGGGAGGCCTCCGCGACGCGCAGAGCCCACATCCGACTCGAGCACGAGGCGTCCGGTCAATGCGTGATCGCAGCCGGGTCGCCATCCGACTGGAGGAGCATCAGGAACACCTTAGCCATGTGCCGATGCGTAGAACGCGCGCACGAGGCGGAGAAGAAGCGCCCCACGAGCGTGGGGCGCCGGTGAAGGAACCCAGCGCTCCCCGCAGAGAACCGGGAAAGCGCGCAAGCTGAAGGAGAACGGACCATGAAAGCAATCTCACTCGCCATTGAGACACTTGGAACTGGTGCAGACGCCGTCGTCGCGGCCATCGGCGCTGTGGTCGTCACCCCGGATGGGACGGGCGAAGAATACTACCAGGCGCTCAACCTTCAGGAGCAGCTGGACAAAGGGCGCACGGTCGCCGAAAGCAAACTGAGATTCTGGTTCGACCAGGACCGCGCGGTGCGTGTGGCAACGTTTCCCAAGACCACGATGTGGACTTGCTCAGCGATGGCTTTACTGCGGATCTTCATCGACCGGGCGGACATGCCGTCCGTCTACTGCATGGGACCGCAGTTCGACGGAGCGACCCTCCAGTCGCTGTGTGATACGTTCTCCATTGAGTGTCCGGTGCACTCTAGCGCTTGGCGTGACAACTGCACCATCGAGGACGTTCTGAAGCGCGCGGGCTTTGAGGTGGACTTGCTTATGGTGAAGCATGCACACTGGGCCGTCAGGAACCACGCGCTTGCCAACGCAAAGCGTCTGGGTGAGGTGATCCGCCTCGCCATGACGAGGAGGCTGGCATGACCGACGACGAGCGCCGTTTCTACAACTTGGTGGTCGACGGCCTGCGCCGTCAGGGCTGGGAACGCCAGGACGAGGAGGACGAGGCGATGAACAAGGTCGAGTGCAACCGGGAGCTTCTCGAGCTTCTCGAGAAGGCTCGCTCGCACAAGATGACCGAGGAGGAGATCGCGGCGCAGCGCGACTCCTGGGTGCGTGGCGAGATGGGCATCGGCAACGACCGCGAGGAAGCGGCCTACCGGCTCGACATGCAGTACCGCAGGGAGGGCTGGGGACTCATCACGGATCTGGCGTTCGAGGGCCGCGTGAGGCCGTCAGACGTCGAGAGCTCGGCTCGCTCGGTCGCTCGCTGGGCCTCCGACAAGCTCCGGGGGCTCGAGTGCAGATGGCCCGAAGGCGCCTGTGCTTGTGCGATGCACGAGGCGACGCAGCCGGATCCGCTCGGCCGCGTCTGGATGCACAGCGAGGAGGGGCTGATCTTCACGGAGCGGTGCCTTGGTCGCCTCATGATGCACTGCATGGCGAACGGGATCGAGGTCGGTACGGTGTGGGCGTTCAACCCGAAGTACCGCAGGTCTCAAGTCTGCGCATCCGTGAGGTTGCGCCCCGATCAGTTCGAGGAGTTCGAGAAGGAGACGGGCGGGAAGCTGCGCAAGCCGCCGGTGGTGAAGCCGTGCCGTGGGTGATGACCTCGCGGCGCCTCAAGCGTGGTGAAGGCAGACCTGGCGTCGGATTCTGGATCGGTCAGGTCTGCATCGCCTGTTGCGTTTACACGCGCAGCGGCGACGTCTGTCTAGAGATCAACGCCGCGCGCGGCAACTACCAAGAGCTTCATGGCGTCGGTGAGCGACGCCATGAAGGAGATGCACCGCCTGCTGAGTACACCGGAGGTAGAAGATGAGTGAGCACAACGCGACGAGGACTTTGAGGGGGCACCTGAAATACATGGGTGCCTTCGTGCAGCGGTTCGAAGACAAGCTGTCCCCGGGCATCCCGGACACCATGGTATGTCTCGAGGGTGTGGATGTCTGGCTCGAGGGGAAGTTCGTGAAAGAGTTACCTGTGCGTCAGGAGACCTTAGTGAGGTTCGGGTCGAAGGACGAACCTCGGTTGGCACACCAGAGGAACTGGCACCGCGCCTACCAGAAGGCAGGCGGCTTGAGCTTCATCTGGGTTCGTGTCCGCGACCGTGCCTGGTACCTGTTCAAGGACCCGGAGCTGCTCGTGTCTGGGATCACGAAGGAGCGGCTCCTGGCGAGCATGAACTACGGCAACGCGAGGACCCTCGCGATGGCGATCTCGGAGGCGTCGTTCAAGCACGGCATCAGGGTG